TTACCCTTCGATTCTCGTCAAGAGAGGTAACGTCTTTATGTTTCCGCCCCCGACAATCGGGTTTCCAATCGTCGTCAGGAGCGGGAGAGTCGCTTGATACGGCGTCGGATTGAACGGGCCCCACCAACCCGGGAGCGGATCGAAGTCGTCGTATTGCGACGTCCGGCAACGAGCGTACGGAACGATAAGAAGGTCCTTCGGCGAGCTTAGGAGCTCGAGCTTCGCCTCGTAAACGTCCGGCGGAGAGACCGCGTCGTCCGTCGCCGTAAGGATCTCCCAGGAATCGAGAGCCGTCTTCGCGGCCTCGATATAGAAATGCGTCCCGTCATACCGGAACCGGAACCAACGGAAGTCGTCCAAATGGTCCCAATAAAGAGGCTCGAAGTTCGTAACGTCCGTCGAGCTCGCGCCGTTGTCGGTATAAATGTAGAAGAAAAGAACCGTCGTAACGCCCGACTTGTACGCCTGAACATATGCGTCGAAGAGATTGTTTTCGACGTCGTACATTCGGAAAGAAAAGCTCTGAATCGCGTAACCGGTATCGTACCCTCTCCAAGGAGGGAAGACCCGGAAAAAGAGCTCGTCGCCAGCCGCGAACCGGTAGAGCTCCGCCGAGTTCTCGTAAAGCTCATGGTCGAGGTTCGAGTACCCGTCCCATTTCTCGACCGGCATAGCGAGACCGCGGTTCCTCGGGTGGAGAGCATGCTCCTCCGGCCACTCGCCGTAATTCTCTTCCCAAAAATCGTTCCGCCATGGATCCCAAACCGACGTAATATCCGCCATGTTCGGGTTCCCGATCGTCGTAAGGAGCGGAAGGATCTTTAACGCCGCTCCGGACGGGAGCTCTTCCTCTCCGGCGATCCCGGTCGGAGTGAGAAGGAAGAGCCTCTCGGTAAAGCCGGAGTCGCCAGCGACGACCGCGATAACCGCGTCGCTCGGGTGCCAATGCGTCGAGTAGACGTCGCCGACCCTCGAGGAGCCGTCGCCCCAACCGAGCCCGTCGTATGCGTCGAAATGCCCGGGAAGGACCGAGAAAGCGTCTCCCGTCCTCTCAAGCCACATTACGCCCGAGAAGTACGTCCAAGAGCCCCAAGGCCCGGAGCGGCCCTCGTACGGGATTACAAGGTACCTTCCGGTCGCGTCCCATGACGGCTTGCCCCAAACCGTCTCGCCGTCGCCGCCAGGGTTATTAAACGCGACCTCGAGATCCGTAAGCGTCCCGCTCCCGTTGTGCTTATAAATCCGGACAAGAGCTCCGTCGGAGTCGGCCGGGCTCGCGTCGTATCCGTCCGTCGCATAAGCGAGGTACGTTCCGGTCGGGTCGAATTCTATGTCATACGGATAGAGATAATCCGGGAGAGCCGGAGCTCCGCCGTCGACGAGGGAGAGCTCCTCCGCGACGTCGTCCCACTCGTACATATTGAGATAGTGAAGACCCGAGTCTCCGCCCCAATGCGCGACCGCGAGGTACGTCGAGTCGGCCCAAGAGGCGCCGTATACGTCCGAGAAAGGATCGTCTTCCCAAAGTTGCCACTCGCCGTAATGAGGATGTTCGAACGCCTCGAGGGCCGGATCCGGGAAGACGATATCGAGCGACGTATCGCCCGTCCGCTTGAAGACCGTTAAGGCGTTCCGATATCGCTTGTAATGGCCGGCGACGAGGTACTCTCCCGAAGGGTGCCAATCGAGGGCGTAAACGTCCGGTTGACCCGCGTCGTCGTCCGGGTGGATCGTCTCGACCTTCGGCATAAGCGAGAGCGTATCGCCTGTCCTCTTGAACCAAGCGACCGAACTATGCCAATCGCCCGACGCGTTATCGCCGCCTCGCATACCGACGGCGAGGTACGTCGAGCTCGGATCCCAAGCCAGCGTAATCGGATAAAGCGTCCCGGTATACCCGGAGCTTTGAGGGTCGTACGTATTGAGGTACGAGAGGCTCGAGCCGTCCCACTTGTAAAGAAGAACCTCGTTATCGTCGCCGGTTACGGCGAGGTACGTCCCATCCGGAGACCAACGGACGCCCTTCCATACGGAAACGCCGGTCGGTTGCGTCGACGGAATCGGCGAAATGAGGTCGAGCGATTCAGCCACGCCGGCCACCCAAAGCGAGAGAGAGAGGAGTAGTATCCACATTTAACCCGCCGGTACTTGGTCTTCGAAGATCAAAGACTCGTCCGTAAACTGTCCGCTCGCTCCCGCCGTTACCTCGAGTTTGATATGAACGATTACGCCCTCTTGAGGGCCGATCGTACCGACGTCGAGGAGCGGGCTCCCGTCCTCAAGCGGGCTCGTCCAAGAGAGGGCCGGCGACGCGTCGGGCGGAGCCTCTTCGTACGACGAGATTGATCCCTGTTGCGTCTCGTCCGTTACGTCGACGACGCCGACAGGATCGACCGCGAAGGACCAAGTATATTCGCCGCTCGCGCCGTCCTCCGGAGAGACAAACGCGAGGACGCCTTCCCATTGCTCCGGCGAGCTCGTTTGGTCGGTATTGATAATCGCGACCGACCGGTAAAGCGTAATCCCGGCCGTCGCCTCCGCGGCCGTTACCTTCCGGAAGAGCCCATAAAGACCGGACGTAAGCTTGGTCTTGGATATGTACCCGCCGAGACTTTCGGCGGCCGTCGATTCCTGAGAGTACCCGGGTCCGTACGGCGTCGTATAGTAAAACTCGATCCGATCCGCCAGCGTCGTCGGATCCGTCTCCTCTTCGACGACCTCCCGGACGACCTCCCGGACCGTCGCCGCCTTCGCCTTCGTATACCAACGCGTAACCGATCCTCGCGGGCTCCCTCTCGAGAGGATCGTCGTCGAGTTCCCCTCCGGCCGTATCTCATGCGTGTACCCGGTTATCGCGACGTCTTGGGCCGCGTTGTAATGAACGCCGTTCGCCGGGTACCGACAGAGATCGCCGATCTCGATTTCCGGGACGAACGCGTTCCTCGCCGTATGTGAGAGAGCCGGGAAAGCCGTCTCAGCGAGGATCGCCTCCGCCAGGGCAAGCGCCTTCGCTTGCGAGTTTATTTGGAGGTTACCGGTCTCGTCGAGGAGGAGCGGGTAAATCCCGTCGTTCTCTTCGTTCGCATACTCCGCGATCGAGCTCGAGTCCTCCGCGACGACCGCGGCCTCGTCCGTATCCCAATCGACAATTACGTAATTCCGGACGCCGAGGGCCGAGAGCTCGACCTCCGTTATTTCGAAGTAATCGTCGGCGTCGAAGATATGGTCGGGCGTCGTCTTGTCCCGGTCCGGCTCGTATAAAGTGAGTTGGTTCTCTTGGTCCGACGCGTTCCATTTGGCGCGGAAGTCCCAACCGATGTTATCCCGGAGGGCGATTATCGCGTCTTGCAAGCTCTGGCGTTGCTGAGTGTACTCGATTATCCCGAAGTCCGGGTCGCCCTCGACGTAGATCGTCGGCGGATTCACCGTAAGGTTATCGTCGAGGATCGCTTGCATAACGTCTTCGATCGGAGTCGGCGAGACGTTGTCGCCGTATTCCGTCTCGTCGAGGACCCAAGCGTCATGGAGCCGGCCGGCTTTGTCCCGACATGGGACGACGATCTCCGACGCGTTCCCGCCCCAAGCCGTGTCGTCGATCCGGCCCTCGAAGAGAAATTCCCAATCGCCCTCCTCGACCGCCTCGTCGAGCCCGATAATCGCCGTCTCGAGGAGGATCCTTCTCCCTGGCGCGATCGGTTGCGGGTCGTTCATTAGCGGCGCCTTCGACTCCGACTGAGTCTCCCGCCAGAAACGAACCGACGCCGTCTTCGCGAAACTCTCGACGTCGGCTTGAATCGTCGCGCCGATAAACCACTCGGAGAGGTTTTGCAAATGATCGGTCGAGTCCGCGACGAATACCCGGACGAGCTCCTTCCGCTCGTCGGCGATCGTGGCGTCTTCCCATAGCTCGAACGAAAGCGTCGCGTAATCGGCGTTACGGCCGATTCTACGCGTTATCTCCCTCGGGTAGACCTTGACCCCTCCGGAGGCGACCAAATCGCCGGAGAACGTCAAGGAGCCGCCAGAGAGGGCCGCGACAAGCGTCTCGATCGTCGAGGCGTCTTCCTCCGGCGTCCGGAGTTCCCATACCCGGACGAAGCCTCTCGAGCTCGTTATCGAAGAGCGGAGCGTCCCGTCGTACCGTCTCCGGATCTCCGCCCTTGGTTCGTAACGTACCGAGGCGCCGTCGGGCGCCAGATAGATCGGGAGAGAGTCGAGAAAGATATCCATTTACGAGACCTCCTCGACTTCGAAAAACCAAGTCCATTGGTTCGACAGAGGACCGGCCCGGAGTTGCGTCGGCCATACGTACGCCGAGAGAGACGTCGGGAAAATGTCGCCGGCAATCGTCGCGGGCCCGGAGGCGAGGAGCTCGTCCTCGAGGTCGTCCTTCTCCGCCGTCGTAAGGATATCCGTTTGAGCTTGGAACCGGAGGACCCGGGCCGAGTCGCCATGCTTCGCGATCCGAGCCTTCCCGCTCTCCGTTCTCTGGATATGCTCGAGAACGACCTCCTCGAGATTGAGAGGCGCGACGAGGTTTACCTCGAGCCCGTTAATCGAGAAAATCGCCATTATCCGACGACGTCGTTAAAGAGGTGTGGAGCTCCCGCCCGTAGTTTTTGTTGAATCAATCGAGCGAGGCGAGTCGCGAGCTCCTCGTCCGATTCGTTCCCGCCAGAGCCAGCGACCGAGACGTTTATCGAGACCGGAGCTCCGCCCGCTCCGCCTCCCGAGCTCGCAACCGGCGTACCGAAGGAAGGAGCGGCCGGCCCGGAGACTATGCTCGACCGCCAACGGAGGAGGGAAAGCCGGAGCCCTTGCGGAGCGTTCAAGGCCGACGAAACCCTCTCCGCCGCTTCCGCGGTCTCCTCGAGCGCCCGGTTTTGTTCGATGGTCGCGTTCGTCGCGGCCTCGGCCGCCTGAACCTGTTGGAGGAGGGCGATATACTCGCCGCCTCGGCCGGCCCGGATCGCTTTCATTAGTTCCAAGTGATTCCGGAGCGAGCGAGCTTCGTCGTCCCGGCCTTGGGCGATAAAGAGCCGTACCCGGAGGTTCTCGAGGTCCGTCGCTTGCTTGAGACGCTCGGCCGCCGCCGCCTCTCGAGCCGCCTCGGCCGCGTCCCTGGCGGCCTTATCAAATTCGTCGAGAGCTTGGTTTACCTCGCCCTCGATAACCGCCGTAAGGCGTTCGAACATTTCCTCGGTTATCGTCCCGGCCGCGAGGAGGTCCTTCGCTTTCTCCGTCTCCGAGAACGCCCCCCCGACGAGACGAGCTCGCAACGCGCCGCGGTCGTCGCCAGCGAGAGCGGCTTCCCGCTCCGTCAGGTTCGCCCCGAAGGAGAACCTTTCCCGCATAATGCCCGTAAACTCCTTCGCCGCCTCCTCGGCTTCCCGGGTCGCGATCGCTTGCTCTTCGAGGGTTTGGACGTATTCGGCGAGAGCGATTAAAGACTCGTCGAAGCCTTGGGTCCGCATACGCTCGAGTTCGATTTGCCTTTGCAGAGCTCGAGCCTCGTCGTCGAGACCGAGAGCCGTAAGCCGGCGGAGCTCGAGGCTTTCTTCCATGGCGGCGACTTGAGCGTCTGTCGCTTCCGTAACCGCGTCGCCGAGATCGTTCCAAGCCTCCTCGGCCTTTGCCCATTCGGCTTCCTGTACCGCCTCGAGGAGATCCATAAGCTCGTCGGACCAACCGGCCGCGGTCGCTTCCTCGAGCTCTTTCCGTTGCTCGATCTCGAGACGCATACGCTCGGCCTCGACGTCTTTCCCTTGAGCGATCAAGAGCCGGAGTTCGAGCTCCTCCCGGAAGGAGGCGTTAAGGGCCGCGAGCTTCTCCTCGTACTCGTCGAGGAGCCGGAGCCGTTCCTTCTCTTTTTCGATCGGATCGGGCGTCCTCGGCTTCGCGTACCGGTTGCCAAGCTTCTCGAGCTCGGTAAGGAGCTCCTCGTATGCGGCCGACAAGCTCGAGGGCGTCCCGTATACCGCGTCCTCGAATTGCTGGACCGCCTCGGCAAATTGTTCGGTCGCCTTCCGCTCCCTGTCGATACGGTCGAGTTCCTTTTGCTGGCGAACGTCGTCGTCGCCCCCGAAGAGGCCCGCAATCCCCGAAATAAGGCCGATCGCGCCCCCGGCGATACCGGCGACCCCTCCGATCGTCGCGGCCATTCCCGCGGCGCCCTCGAGCCCTTGAGCTCGCTTTAAACCTTGGAGCCCTTCCGCAACGTCGACGAGTCCCCGGACCGCGTCCGCGGCGTCGTCGTTCAAGATGCCGAGAGCGTCCGTTAGGCTCGCGATTCCCCGGACCGTCGAAACGATTACGTCCGAGTGCTCGATCATTGCTCCGGTAACCTCTCGGACCCAATGCTCGGTCTCCTCGAGCTCGCGGTTATACGCCTTCAGTTGTGGCGTCATTTCTCCGAGGTCGTACCCGGCCGGCCCGTCCGGCTCGTTTATCGAGTCGACCATACGGATATTCTTTCCGGAAAGCGTGTCCTTGAGGTTTTGACGCTTGAGCGCCTCCGCCTCTTCCCGGATCTCCGTAAGGATCTCGAGGAACTTCTCCCAAGCCGAGAGAACCGGGTCGCCAGGATCCGGAGGGTCGATCCTGTTTACTTCTTCCATGCGTCCGGCGATCGACTCGAGGAGCCGGTCGATCTCTTGCAAGCGTACGACGCGATCCGCCTCGTCGTCGCCGACATGAGACCCGAGCTCGGCCTCGATCGCGAGCTTCTCGGCCCATAGCCGGGCGTCGGCGAGCGCGAGCTCTTCCTTCGTCAAGGCTTGAACCATAACGAGCCGGGCGTCGGCCGCTTCCTGTTGAGCCTTCCTCGACTCCTCGATCGCTTTCTTCTCTTCCCGCTTCGCCCGGATAAAGAGGTACACGCCCGCGGTTATCGCGGTGAGAACGCCCGCGATCGGCCACATGGATATTGTGAGAAGGTTCCAAGCCGCGGCCGCCGAGTTAACAAGCGGGACCATTGCCGCGAACGCCGTTACGGCGCCCCATACGGCCGGTCCAAGCGTAACGAACGCCGCGACGACTCCCGCTCCGGCCGTCGCGCCGAGGACGATTCCCGCGGCTTTTAAAGCGTCGGCCATACGGTCCGCGTTGTCGATAAGGAGCTCGATCGCCGGGACCGTCTTCTCGACGAGTTCGTCCCGCCAATTCGAAAACTGTTGCTTGATCCGGCCGATCCGATTCTCGATCGACTCCATTTGCTTGTCGGCGATCTCCTTCGTCGTACCGCCGGCTTCCCGGAGGGCCGCCTCGTATTCCCGGATCTTCTCCGAGGCTCCGAGGAGAGGAAGGATTACGCCTTGAACCCGAGCCTGGAATCCGAGTTGCTCGAGGGCCGCGACTCGAGTCTCGTCGGACATACTGGCGGTCGCCGTCTCGAGGTCGCCAATAATGTCCGCGAGGTTCCTCATGTTGCCGTTAGCGTTGAAGACCGAGACCTCGAGCTCCTCGTACGCTTTCGCGTTGTTTACAGCCGCCGAGCTCATAAGCCGGAGGATTCGGGAGAGACCCGTCCCCGCGACTTGTGCCTTTACTCCCTGGTCAGCAAAGGCCGCGAGAACCGCGACCCCTTCCTCGGCGTCCTTGCCGAAGGTCTTCAACGCCGCCCCGGCTTCGCTCGTTAAAGCTTGCGAGAATTGCTCGACGCTCGCGTTTGCAAGGGTATTCGCCTTTACGAGAACGTCGGTAACCCGAGTCATATTGCGGAGGTTCGCTTGAGCGTCCTTCGAGGCGAGACCGAGGGCCGATTGAGCGTCCGTCGCAAGGTCCGTCGCCGTCGAGAGGTCGAACATACCCGCTCGGGCGAAGTTCGCGACCGCCGGCAAGGCCGCGACCGATTGAGCCGCGTCCATGCCAGCCGAAGCGAGGAAGTAATACGCCTCCGCGGTATCCTTCGCCGCGAAGTTCACAGCCTCGGAAACTTCCCGAGCCGTTGCCGCCATGTCGTCCCGCATTGCCGCGGATACGTCGCCCATGATCGCGAGACTCGAGCTCATAGCGGCGTCGAATTGTACGAAGCTCCGGATCCCGGCGCCGATCGCGTTCGCCGCGAGGGTAATCGCGATCGTGCCGGCGAGTCCGGTTAAGACCTTCCCGGTCGAGAGGCCCTCCGCTTTCATGCTCCGGAGGGTATTACGAGCTCGCCGGCCTCCGGCCTCGAAGCCGGTCGTATTCATGCCAAGCCGAAGGACTTCGGTCGTCATTTGCTCGCCTTGCTCCTCTCGGTTTGGTAGTCAAGAAACGCCCGGTCGAGGGCCCGGATCATTTCCCAAAAAGCCTCGAAGTCTTCGATCCCGTATCGCGCCGCGTACCGATCGGCCGCCTCGAACGGAATCGGTCCGAGACCGAACCCGCTTGAGCTACGGGATCCCGTTAGCTCCCAAAACGCCTTGTAAACCCAATCGAGCCGCTCCGGGAGCTCGGGAGCTTCTTCCCAAAACGGCTTCCCCTCGAGCTCGAGGCCGCCGGCCAGGAGCTTCGAAAGATGCGGGCCCCAAGCGAGATCCCATTCTAGGCTTTTCCCAAGACGTCCGAGTCCTCTTTGAGAGAGGTCGCTCGATGGTGGTCTTCGTTCAAGCCAGCCGAAACGACGGCGTCGTAAAAGTCCTCGTCCTCCTTGAACGCCTGGATCCCGAGCTCGGGCGTATAGTCGGCGAGCGTCCCGTCTTTCAACGCGATAAGCCGCCAATCCTCGAGGACCGCATGAGCGACCGACTCTCGGACGATCTTTTGCTCGACCTCGGGAGGGATATTGCCGACTCGGCGGTACTTTTGAAGGGCTTTCCTGGCGAACGCCGAACGGGCCGGATCATGGAACCGCCGGACCTTGATTTGCGGGAGCTTCGCGGCCGGATCCATATCCATAAGGCTCCGAAATTCCTCGTCCTCGGCCTCGCTCCATGTCAAATACTGGTTATTCCGGAAGACGATAAAGAGCCAAACGCCTTCCGACTTCCGGTCGCCAGCCTGTCCGAGTTTCAACGCGCCGTCTTTCATACTTTCCTCTCCTCTAGCTAAGGGATTCGACGAGATACGGAGACGGTCCTTCCGGCCGCCAGAGGAGTCGACCGGAAAGAGTTTCCCCGTCCCTTATCCGGCCGCCTCCGCCCCCCGTCAAAGAGATCGGTTAAGCCGCCGACCTCTCGATGCTCATGGTGATACCCGTCGACGGATCCTTATACGCCGTCCAACCGAGCGTTTGCATAAGGTCCGAGCTCCGACCGGTATTGGCCGGTCCCTCGAGGGTCGTAAACTTGAACCTCGGGAACGTGAAGGTATACGAGTTTCCGTCCGAGTCTTGGGCGATTATCTCGAAGTCGGACGGAGTGTCCGCGACGATCTTATCGACGTACGTCCTATCCTCGAAGTACGCCTCGAGCGTACCGGTTGCCCGGAAGATCCCGAGATTGATCCCGGAGATATCGTCGTTCCCAAGGCAACGCTTTTGCCGGAGCTCGTTCGTTGTCTGGAATGAGAACGCCGTCGGACAAGCGATCCCGGTCCCGCCCTCGTTGAGCGTCAAGTCGGACAGGGTAACCATGGGCTCGTTCGACGTCGCCGATCCCGGGCTTCCGTCGCCGATCGTCGACGCCGCGAAGACGCCGCCTTTCGCCATGACTCCGATCGTACCGGTAATCATGGATTGAAGCGCCATGTTGATTCCGAGCGAGTTGACCCGGGCGCCCGCGAACCGGTAGAAGATCCCGAGGTCCGTCATATGCTTTTCGAGACCATAGGATACGAGATCGGACGAGTTCTCGAGAACGTCGGCCGCCCATGCGTCCGCGAGAGCTCCGCGGAAGAAGTCGTCGAGGTTCCCGTAATTGAGCTCGCAGTTTATGTCCCCTTCGCAGATTCGCCCGACCCGGACGATATCTTGCACTTGTCGATCCCCGACAACCGCCTCCGACTCGATCGTTTGAAACGCCGTCGTTAGCGATTCGGAAACGACCAAGAGGGTCGATTGCGTCGGAGCCGGAGAGGGAGACGTCTCTCCGTATGAGCTCTCGACATGATATCGAAGAGCAAGGTTATCGGTCGTCGCCATTCTGTTGTCCTCCTTACGTGACCGTGAAAACTTCGTCTCTCGAAAAAGTCCCGAGAACGTTTATCCGGTACCAACCGTCCTCGACCCCTATCGGGATCGCTTGGACGCTCCATACGGTTATTCCGTCCTCTTGCTTCTCTCGAATGATCGTCGCGCCAGCGTCGGCGAGCTCGCGAGCGAGCCCGTCTCCGATATCCGCCGGAACGAAGACCTCGAGGATAATGCTCCCTCCATGGCGGTACCTTCGAGAAGGCCCGCCGACCGTTGCCGGCCCGGCCGGATTGTTACGGATAGAGAGCCGGGCCCATGGGGCATTATCCGGCTTGTCGGGAAACGGCGAGTTCTCGATCAAATGAATCGGAATCCCCGAGTCCCATTCCGCCAGGAACCAACCGCGAACGGTTGCCGCTTCTCCCTCGTATCCGCTCAAGTCGCGACCTTCCAACGTTTGAGGAGTTCGACCGTACGCTCGAGCATATGATGAGCCGTCCGGTTTTCTCCGCCGTCGTTCAAGACTCCTATGTAGGGGACGCCGTTATGGAACCAAACCCACTCGCCCGGCTTCCAATCCTTGAGACCGAGAAGGAGCTCCGTTTGGATAATCTTCCCGGGCGTCCCTTGCGGCGTAGGCTCAAGCCTTTCGACCTCGCCCTTCGCCGGCTTGTTAAGAGTAAACTGCCAATTCCCTTTGGCCCGTCCTCGGTCGACGGGCGTTAACTCCGTAAGGCTCTTCGCCGCGGTAAAGGCAACCGCAAGGAGCCGGCCTCTTTGAACCTCCGGAATCGTCTTCGTCCCGTACCGGTCGAAAGCCTGTCCGAGCGAGCGGAACGACGTATGAACCGTCATCGTCGGACGACCACTTTAAAGAGGGCCCACTCTTCGCCAGAGGATACCGGGAAGATCGCGACGACCGCGTAATCCGCCGTCCCTATCTTGATCCGATCGGCCGCCTTCGGAACCTCTCCCGAGCCGACCTCCTCTTCGAACGTTGCCGCGTCGATCAAAACCATTTGGTCGGTATGCTGGATCTTCGTCCCGTCGACGAGATTCCAGCTTACCCGAGTGAGAACGCCGGAAAGAGAATACTCCGTTTCGGAAGACGTAACGCGACCGGTCGTAACGTCGCCGACCGGATCCCCGGTCCGGACGTACGTTATCGGTCGGCCCGCCTTTTTAACGGCGATCTTCGCGCCATTCCTGGCCGGAGCGTCGGCAATACTCATCCTCGAAGGATCCTAAATTGGTGCAAAGCCGCGCCCGCGAGGAGCGGCCCGAGCTCCCGTTGAATCTCTTCCGGGAGCTCTCCCGCCGGTACAGTATCCCGAGGAACGAGCTCGATTACGTCGACCTTGAGGCGTTCGAATCCCTCGAGGCCGGTATCCGCAAGCGGGTCGCTTTCGGCCGACAGGAGAAGCGCGAGTTTTGCTTGAGCGTTCGTTACCCTCGTTGGGATAACGTCGGAGTCGATCTCGACGCCATCGACGACGACGCCGTATCGAGGGAACGCGAGAGCTTGGTCGGTATCCGTCCTCCGACCTTGGAAACTCCTTTGTTCGATACGGTCCGTCGCCGCAATGAGCCAAGAGGCTTTAGCACTTCCCAAAGCCTCCCAATCCGCGGCTTGAGGTCGATCCTCGAAGTAAGCGTCGGCGTCCTCAACCGTTTGATACGAGTTTGAGGACGCCCCGCCTACGGTCGCGACGAGCGCCATTCCCGAACCTCCTTCTTATGGTTCGGGTTAGGAGTTCGCGATCCGGTGCCGAAGGAGAACCATACGAACGTTCTTCGCTTCGTAGACCCGGGTCCAGCTTGCCGCGAGCTCGAGAGTCGCGTTCGTCGGGCCCCCACCTGTCGCGGCGCCGGCATACTTGACGCCTCTCGGGTGCATGACGAAATGCCGGCGGTTAACGAGAATGTCCTCGCCCGCCAAAACCTCGCGGTCCGTTTCCGTCATGGTCAGCTTGGAAGAAGTTCCCTCCGCCCAACCGATCGCGCCAGGACCGAAGAGGTACGTATCGTACACGGTACCGGAGACCCCGGAGACCGTCTCGGCCGGGTGCGAATCGTCGACGACGACCCGTTTCCCTTGGTAGAACGGAATACGAGAGTCGCCTTCGGACGGCTCGACGTAGTCGATAAGGTCGAGCTTGGCGAGGTAGTTCTCGACGGCCGAGTGCATAGAGATCGCCGTAAGCGAGCCCTTCGCGTCTCCGAGCATTTGGCCGGCGTCGAGGATCGCGTCGGCGTCGATAATGCCAGCCGAACCGGAGTCCTCGGAAATGTCGTGTACGTTGACCGCGGTCGACTCGTCGCCGAGCGAAGCGAAGACGCCCGTCAGCATAGAGATCAAAGTCGCTTGGAGCCGGCGGGCCCAATAGCCAGCAACGAGGTCGCCGATCGCCGACATGGGATCGGAGCCCGAGAGTTGGGCCGCGAGTTCGTTTACGCCCCAAGCCTTACCGCGGGCGAAGACGACGGCGATATCTTGCTCGGAAGAAATCGCGTTGACCGTGAGAGAGGAACCGGTCGCCGAGAGAACCTCGTCCGCGCCGGTTAGATCCTGCCAGAATGGGAGATTGATTGTGTTCCCGCCTTCGGATACGAAAGCGTCGAGCTCCGAGACCGGAGCAATGATACCGCTCGAGAAGAGTTCGGAGAGCTCCGCCGTCTTTTCGATAACGTACGGGTTCCAAACCGCCGGAACGATAACGTCGGAAAGTCGAGTTGCCGCCATGGTACGTTAGCCTCCTTCGATGGTCCGCTATTAGGGTTGTTCCTCCCAACCGCGGCCGTCGGCTCCGACCGGTTGCGCGAGAGACCTTCGGCGCTCTCGACTTTCTTTTTGCTTCGTCCTCTCCTCCCGTCCCCTCCCGGGCCGTCGGCGCCGAGAGGAGACGTTTTCGAGTCGTTTCCTACTCTTGGATTTTGTGACCGTGGGCCGCCGCCATTTGGCGAGCGAGCGCCGGGTTCTTCTGGAAGATACGCCCTTGCTCCGTAAGGTTCCACGATTCTTTGGCCCAAGGGTTCTTAGAACCGCCTCGCCCGCCGTCGCCTGTCCGGGATCCGGTACCCGCGTTTCCGGAGGCCGGGAGGTACGGTTGCGCCTCTTCCGTCTTCGACCATTTCTCGAAGAAGTCGGCGACCGAGCTCTCGCCGAGCTCGTCCGCAATGACGCCGCGGTAAACCGTCTTCCCTGTCGACTCGTCGGTTACCCGCTCGACCTTCGGAGCGTACTTCGCCCGGATAAGCGCCTTCGCTCCCGGCCGGAGCTCCTCGATCGTCTTGGCATGAGAGAGGCCGGCGTCGAGCTCGCGGTCGAGAATCATAGTCTCGATAAAGCCGTCGCGGTCGGTAACCGACTCGAGGGCCTCGGCGAGATCCTCGTCCTTCTTCTCGAGTTGCTTCGTAAACTTCCGCTCGACCGCCTCCCTCGCGGCCTTCAGCTTCGCCTCGAGGTCGTCGCCGCCTTCGCCAGCGTCGAGCTCGGCGAGCCTCTCGAGGGCCGCCTTCGTCTCCTCCGGATCGAGCTCGCCCCAAGTCTCCTCGAGGGCGTCGGCCCGCTCCTTAATCTTCTTCAAGGCCGCGGCGTCCGGAGCAACCGCCTTGAACCGGGAAAGGGTACTCTTGAGTCCCTTTACCGTAGGGTGAGAGTCGATACCGGAGACGTCCAAGATATGAGCGTCGCCCGCTTGGTTCTCTTTGTAGAGCTCTTGAGTCGACTCGTCGAGCTCGGCCAATTCCTCGGCCGTTACTACCGCCTTCAACGCCATAGTTCTTCCTCTCCTCTGGATTGTACGAAGGACCCTCTTTCCGATTCTACTTTCTCGGAGGCGCCGAGACGAGGCCGATCCATTCGATCGACGGAGCTCCGAACGTTGCCCGGGTCCAGCCTGAGAGAGACCGAACCCGACCGCGGAGCTCCTCGAGCCTCGTCGTCCACCCCTTGACGTACCTCGAATATGACGCCCATTCCCGGCCGGAAAAGGAGTTTTTTCGCCGGTCCATTGGGATACCGCACAAGATAACCCTCGGATGCCCGACGCCTTTCAACGCGACCGAGACCGCATAAAGACCCGAGCTTCCGTTCGTCCATCCCTGGAAATGATTCCGGACGACCGTCCTCCGGACCGAGCTCCAAGTCTCGAAGCCGCCAGGAAGGCCGGCGTCTTTCCTCATACGTTGCCAGCCGCCGAGCTTCTCGGCGTGTAACGTCGCCCAATGGTCGACCCGCCGATCCCATACCCGCCCGTTATGACCCTTCTTGTATCCCATGTCGTTACAGACGAAGACGGCGCCCGGCCATGGTTCGCCCATGAGCTCCTCGAGCCGGTCGATATCGTCCCAAACGTTCTCGCCTCCGCCGAGGACGAGGGCCGTTCCTAGTGCACTCGGCACGTTAGAACCTCCTCTCGAGCTCTTGGATCCGGGCCCGACGCGTTGACTTCCTCCGCCGGCCCTTCGGCTTGGGCCCTCGGTTGTCCCGGCTCGCGATCGTATGCTCGATTATCCGAGGCTCTCCCTTCGGGTACCCTTGAGCCTTGTCGAAGACGTAGCAATACCGGCCCGGGAGGTACGCTTGCTTTAAGTGTCGCCCCTGGCTCTTGACGATCGCCCATAGGTTCCTTTGACCTCCGCCGGCTTGCCAGCCGACCGACGCCGCCTCCCGGTTGTACCCAACCCATAAGGAGAGGAGGTTAAAGGCCGCGTCCGTATCGCCGAAGAAGAGCGTCCCGGACAAAAGCCTATGCTCCCGGGTACACTTCCCGCCGGAGACGCAACCGCAATTCTCGAGGAAGTTGTGTCCCTTCCCGGGACCGGCGAACCAATGAGCTCCGAAGTCGTATCCCTGGCTCCCGAGCCCGTCGAAATACTCCGAGCAATCCTCATGTACGAACGCGTCGACGTCGATATACACGATCGGCCCGCGGATCCTCTCTCGAGCCGAGAGGAGGAATTGAGGCTTTACCGCGACGTTCTTATCCCAGGAACCGCGGTCGTCGACGGCCGCGATCTCGTACGACATACCGACCCGGGCGAGCGACGCCATAAGGAGCCCGGCCTCCCGCTCGTACGTCGTTCCGTTCGTATAGAACCCGACGACTTTCATTCCTTGCTCTCCGTTGAGGGATAACCGAGCTCGGCCATAAGGTCGCCGCATACGTCCCAAAAAACGGCCCGCTCGTACTTATGCCATTCGTCGAAGTCCGGCCAAATCTCGTCCCGGGATACGTTGACCCGTTGCCGGCGGATCCTCTTCCAAGCGTCCTCGTCCGGCCGGCCTCGGAAGATCCGGGCGAGCTCGGCGAACGATTCGAAGCTCGAGGTAAGGTCCTCGAGTCGGAAGCGCCTTTCCTCTGGAACCTCCCGGAAGAGGGTCGCGTTACGCTCGAGCCACATTCGCGAGCAATGTTCGAGCGTCCTCCCGGGCCTCGGTCGATTCAGGATCGACCGGACGACCTTCCTCCCGTCTCGGACAAGATGCACGATCGGAAACTCTTCGCCGTACCTCTTCCGAATGTCCGGAGCGTTCGCCCAAAGGAACGAGTTAACCTCGACCGTCCCGTACCGCGTCGCCGAGTCCCAAAACTCGTTGGTCTCATGGCGGGCCGCGACGCCGCCAGCCTCCCGGAGAGCTTGAGTAAGCCAAGCCGTACCCGACCGGCCGATCGCCAATACGAAGCCTCTCTCTTTCATCGAAGCCACCCGATCCAATGGTCGGCCGTTTCGTCGATCTCCTCGGCGACCCGTCCCATAGAAGCCGCCAAGACCGCCGGCCCTCTCAATCTCATATGCGACATAACCTCCCGCTCTTCGTACCGGGCGTCGATTACGAAGACCGGAGCGTCCGGACGGAGAACCCGCCGGAGCTCCGAGGTCCAGAGCTCGAAGTCCTCGTCGCTTACGATATGCTGAAAGACCGTAACGACGATCGCGATATCGACCGAGTCGTCGCCGAGCGGGATCGAGTCCCGATCGAGCCACTCGTAAGCGAGCGCCGGGTTTGCCTCTCGAGCTTGAGCAATGCCGAAGACGCTTATGTCGGCGCCGAAGTACCCTCCGCAATACTGAGCGAGGAGCTCGGCGAACCGGCCGGAGCCGCAACCGAAGTCGAGGAGGACGTCCCAATACCCGAACCCGAGGGCCTCCTCGAGGTACCCTCGAAACGCTTCCTCTTGGAGCTCGGCGAGATCCTCCCGGCCGGCCGGTCCTACGTAGCTCGGTCCCTGGCTCGCCGCTCGGTTGTTCCAATACTCCCGCGAATTATCCATAGAAATTCCTCTCGAGGTTCGTCTCCCGAAACTCCGGCTTCCGGTATCCCTTCCGAGTGAACCGGCCGGCGTAAGGATCGAGGATCGCGCCGACGTCGAGGAGCGTAACGTTCCCTCGGACCCTCGGCCAAAGCCGCCAGATAATGAGATTCGACGCCATGCCGGCCGCGAAGAGAACGAGGTCGTCCCGCTCGGCCTTCCGAAAGACCTCGTCCGCGAGCTCGTCGGCTTCCTTCCATGCGGTCGAGTTCGGAATCCGGATATGGAGGAAGTTCCCGAGGAGCTCCGGAGGAAGCGAAATCATATGCTCCGGCCCGACGACAACGATTCGCCGCTCGTTCGCCGCTCGGAAGAAGGGCCCCAATTGCCCGTTCACATTCGCCGCGGAGAGCGTCTCCTTCCATACCCAAGGAACCTCGACGTCGTTTACCATAAGCCAGCGATAAACCTCTTCCTCGAGCTTCCTCCCTGGATTGTACCCGCACCAATGGCCGGCCGGCTCGAGGAGCGTATCCCGGAGGGCCTCGGCGAGCTCGGGCTCGTATACCTCGCCGTTTACGTTCCGACCCGCCTTACCGAGGAGACAAGAGAATTCGCCGTCGCCGTAATTGGCTTGGGCGAAATGAATCCTCGTCCGGATCATTTGCGTATAAAGCTCGACTCCGCCCGTAAACCACTTCCAACCCGGGTCGCCCGGTACCATGTCGAAGAGCATTACCAAAACCTCCCGAGCCTTTCGAGGGTTGCCGCGAGGACCCGATCGGGATCGAGCCAAGAATGAGGAAGGAGCTTTATCTCGGAGCCGGTATGGTTCGCCTCGAGGAAACGCTCCGTCTTTACCGGTCCGTACTCGGGATCCATTACCCGCCCGTTCTCGTCCGAGCTCGGGCCCGGAGCTGTCCGGTCCCATTCGTGGACGATCATAAGGAGAGGTCGACCGGCCAAGACCGCCAAATGCGCGAGGCCGGCGTCCGTCGCGATAACGACCCTCGCCGAGTGCATAGCCTCGAGAGTCGCGTCGAGGTCTCGAGGGTAATCCCAAGCCCGGAGGCAATCGACGTCGTAACTCGACTCCTCCGCGCCAGCCGCGAAGACGTCGACGCCCTCCTCGAGGAGACGGTCGACAAGCCAAGGCCAAGCCTCCCAATTCTTCGAGGCGCCGTACTTCCGGAAGCGAGGACAAACGACGACGTCGGTCCGGATCCCGTACGTCTCGACCGGCTCCGGGACGAAGCGAGCTCGAGGAGACCTCGCCGTCGGTTTAAGGATCTCCGCCCCCGGGTACTCCCTCCGAGCTCGGCGCTCGATATCCCGTACGAAGGAGCCGTCGGTATGGTAATGGTTCCTCCGCTTCCCGTCGTCTTCCTTCCTGGCGACAGGAACGAACGAGGCCGACGGATATAACGCCTCTTGGCCGGCCTCTCCGTAAACGACCTTCTCGCCTCGGATAGCATGGACCGCCGGCACGTACCAAAAAACCTTGATCCCAAACTCGCCGCGGAAAGGCATTACGACTTTCATAACCGGTAACCCGTAAGAGTCATCATGTCGCCGCAAACCCTCTCGAACGTCGTCCTTTGCTCCGAGGTCCAGAGCTCCCAGGAAGGAAACGACAGGAGCCGAGCCTTCGAACTCGCGTTTACCTTGATCGTCCGGATCTTGTCCCAAGCCGCCTCGTCGACTCGAGTCGCGCCGAGCTTCGTTGCGAACGCCCGGAAGACCTTGAAGTCCGTCGTTAGGTCCTCGAGTCGGAAACGACGGTTCCCGCAAATGTCCGTCCCGAGCTTCTCGTTCCGTCCATGCCAGCGCCGGCAAGCCGCCTCGAAGAAGTCCGGCGCCTTCCTCGACATGATCGTACGAACGACCTTCCGCCCGTCCCGGACTTGGTGAATTACGCCGGCCTCCGGGAAGAGCTCCTCGAGGCGAGCCGTCATGCGCCAGAGATTCCCGTTACTCTCGACGCCGCCGAAGTCCCGGCCGATATCGTATCTCCATGATTCATGGCGGGCGACGAGATCCGTCGCGGCCGTAAGAGCTCGAGCCGACCAAGTCGTCCCGCTATGCCCGACCGCCAGGATAAAGCCTTTCAAGAGTCGTCCTCCCATAGGGTATAGGAGACCTTTCCCTCGAGTCGCTCCGTATCCTCGAAGTCTTCCGTATAACGGAGGACCCATCCCTCCTCGGTATTGAGGGCGTAAACGAAACCCTTCTCGAGCTCCTCTCCGTCGAGGAAGACCTTATCGACCTCCATTGCCTCCGGATCCTTGCCGGCCCATAGCTCCGTTTTCATTCCGCCCCCTCGAGGAAGCCGCATACGATCGCGAACGTCTCCCAAGCTTGCCGGATAATCTCCCTCGGCTCGTGATTGGGCCAAAATACGCCGGTAAATCCGGTCCGGAGGAAACGATCGAAGCTATCCCGTTCGCCGTCGCCCCAAATGATCTCGAACCTCGGCTCCGTCCGTTGCTTCTTATGCTCGGCGATTACCTTCGACGCCGCGAGGATATCCTCTTCCGTTACGCTCATACCGCCCTCTTCTTCCATAGGATATGCGCCCAACCGGCCGACGGGTGATTGAACCGCGGCCGACCATGCCCGCAAATGAGACGAGCTCCTCGAGGAGGGCCGCTCTTCGCTTGGGCCTTGAAGCTTACGACTTGTCCCGGGACGAGGTCTTGAATCCTGTCGACGGGCCCGAGGACCTTCCGGTACCAATGATCCGACCGAACCTTGTGCTTCCGCATGATTCCGGCCGGCCCGGAGAGGAACCGTTCGAGGATCTTCTCCGTCCTCGTCCCTGGCGTGAAATGCAAGACGCCCGACGCCATTTCTTTCGGTTGGTAAAAATCGGAGAGAGCCGCGTATTCGCTCTCTAACGAGCAAAGATCCTCGAGAGACCCGACCGGTAAGGAGTCGAGGTCGACGTACGTTACGGGTCCAGAGAAGAGGCCCTCTCGGTAAAGCTCGAGCTTCGACCACCAACCCGGCCACCCGTACAGAAGAGGAACCGTCTCGACGCCGAGGATCCGCAAGCGAAGGTCCGTAAGGCAAACGAGCTCGGCGCCCGGCAAATGCTCCCGGACGCCCCTCCAAAGGGCCCGGACCCATGCCGGACCGTATACGTCGCCTCCGCTCCGGAGAACGCAAGCGACGGTCCTCATTCGAGCGCCTCGAGGGCGTCGGCGACCGCCCATACGAAGAGCGGGACCGTTATCTCGATCCGCCCGGTTATATGGTGCCCGTCCGACGTCGGCCTCGAGCAAACGTTATTCCATGCCCGATACGAACGTCTCTCGTCGAAGTCGATCGCCAGGAAGCCGGCCGGAGCTCCTTGGTTCAAGTTCCGAGCGAGCGACAAAGCCTTGAGGAATACTTCGGGCATGATTACAGCCGACGCGACGTTGACAACCGTCCCGATCTCCGGGAGAGCTCTCGAGAGCGTATGGAAGTCCTCGAGGCCCGTCGTACCGATCGCCGCTCCGTCGGCCGAAGGATGTTGGTAAATGATCTCGGCCCCGATCGCCGAGTGAATCGAGAACGGGATCCCGGCTTGCAACGCATGGAGGAGGATCGAGCTCTCCGGCGCCTCGAGGTCGTCCCGCCGTATGAGCGCCTCTCCCAAGGCTCGACCCATGCCCCAACCCCTCCGAGCTCCTTCCCGGATCGCCTCGTTTATCTCCCGACCGGTCTCTTCCGCCATACCGAAGGAGCCGTCGACAATCCCGGCCGCGACGTCTTCCGACGTACCGCCGAATCGAGCGAGCTCGTAATCGTGGATCGCGACCGCGGCGTTACCTGCCAGGAAGGAAACGAGACCTCGGTCCATGAGCCAGCAAAGGAGAGGGCCGAGTCCCGTCTTGACCGCATGACCGCCGAGCATAAAGAGCCGGCCCGCCCTCGAGAGGACGAACCGGTCGGCGAGCTCGAGGAGCTCCTTCGCTTGGAAGATTTGCGGGAGCGACTCCAAGAAGACGCCGGCCTCGTCCGGAGGTTTCGCGAACCTCGAGACGTCGACCTTCGAAAGCCTGTCCGCTATGGGATACGTAAACGGCTCCGCCATTAGTGCGGAACGATAAGGCCGGCGGGCGTCCGTCCCTTCGGCGCCTCTTCTTCCTCTGGCGATTTCATCTTGTCCAGCTTGAGGAGGAGCTCGGTTTGAGTCATGCGGGAGATAACCCGAGTCTTCGCGAGCTCGAGGAGACCGAGGAAGAGGACAGGGTCGTTCATAGGACCCTCGACTTTCATTTCCCCGAGGTTGTCCATGGTAATTAGAATCGAGACCTTCGTCGCCTTACGCTTTCCCATGTTCTTTCCTCTGGCTAAGAATCCGACACTTCGGAAAAGACCGGCCCGAGGATCCGCTCCTCGACGCGTTGGGTAAGGGCCCAAGCCTCCGCCGGTTTCCAACCCGCCTCGACGAGACGGTCGTAATGCCCTTTTAAACTTCCTTGGACCTCGAGACAGTACGCGAGGAATTGCTCGAGCTTGTGGGTCGCGAGGGAAGCCTCTTCGTCCATTCTAACCCAATCCCTCGAGGAGGTCCCGGAGAGAGATTATCGAATTGTCTCCCTTCACTAGATCCTTGAGCGATATCTCGCCGGCCCGGAAGAGCTCCGCCTTACCCTTCCCGATTTGCCGGTTTTGGATCCATGCGGGTTGCCTCCGAAACCACTCCTCCGCCGTCGTCCTCGAGGAGACCGAGGTTTGCTTCCCGAGGAGACCTTGCCCGCGTCGGGTCGTAATCTTCTTCCGCATATCCGCCGGCTCGAGACCCGAGAGATCGCGGGCCTTACGGTAACCGTCCGGCGGAGGCTCGAGGCCGAACTTCTCATAATCGGGAACCGGGACCAAAGTCGACCGACAGTTTACGTGCGTTGTATCGCCAGGAACGACGATCTTCGGAGAGTCGACCGCCCATATCGTACCGTCGAGAGAGAGACAAAGAGCCGTCGTCCGATCGTCCAAGGCCGCGGAATACTGGACGCCGGCAAGAGCTCCCTTGTTCGCCCGATACGTCTCAAGGTGCGACTTCGACGAGATAAACGTTACAGCCGTTCGGACGACAGCCTCCGCGTTCCTCGTCGTCGCCTTGTAAACGCCGCCTCGGAAATCGTGAACCATGCGGCCGCCGACTTCCTTAAAGCCGGCGCTCGTTCCTCGGAGCCGCCGGGTAATCTCCGGGATCCCTTCCTCGAAGGTCATGCCCGCCCGAATCTGTCCGACGATCCGGTTATACGTTGTCGCCTCGAGGCCGGCCGCCCATTCGGCGAGTAAATGTTGCTCGCCCGCTCCGCCGAACGGGAGCGTATTCAAGATCGTCCGGACCCGAGCTTGTGTTATTGGAGTATTCCGAATGACGCCAGCCGCGGCCGTTTCGCCGAGCGACGCGACGAGCGTCCCTTGAGCGTACTCGCCTTGACTCCGGCCGACGACGGCGAGTCTGTCCCGAACCACTTTCTCCCAAGCCGGGAACGCTTCCCGGAGACGAGCCCGTACCGTTCGTATGAGCTCCTCGGTCCGGTAGGTTTGCCACTTCTTGAGCTTCGGAGCGGTCGGGTCGATCCTTTTAAGGTCGTCGACGATTTGCGCCACTAAGGCGTTGAGGAGAACTTCGCCCTCTTTCGATATCGTCGTTCCGAGCCGTTGCAGGATAAAAAGGTTTTGAACAACCCTCCCGACAGGATCGACGCCGACCGGTCCGGCCATGGGTTAACCCTCGAGCTCCGCGAGCTTCTTCTTCGCGGCCTTGAGGACGGTAATCCTCCCGCCCTCTTTGTTCGGGTTCCTCGGCTCATGCTCGAGGATCGCTTTGATCGCCGCGACACTCGAGGAGCTCTTGATATACTTCCCGATCGTCGTCGCCGCGGTCGCGTATACGTCGGCCGGCGACGGGATCGACTCCTCGGCCCCGCCTTGTCCGTCCGCGGGAGGAGTCTCTTTCGGCTTCGCCGCTCTCCTCTTCCGAGGTTTCGCCTCGGCCTTCGGCTTCTCCGCCGGAGGCTCGGGTTTCTTCTCCTCCGGAGGAAGAGGAGCCGGAGCTCCTTCGGGCGCCGCCTTGACCCCTTCGCCCGTTAGGAGCCAGTACGCCGCGACTCCCAAATGCTCGGCCGCGATCCGGAGCCAATAGTTCGGAGGCCGGCCGCGGCCCTCGAGCCAGCGCCGGAGCGTCTTCCTTGTCGAGTGTACGCCTCGGACGCCTTGCCCCCTGGCGTACTCGTTGAGCGCCTCGACCTTCTCGTCGAAGTTCTTGCCGGTCGGAGCCCCCTCGATTGCCTCTCGAAGCCTCTCGCCGATTGTCGTTACAGCGTCGTCCATCATACCTCCTCGTATGCCTTTCTAAAGCCTTCGTCGTCCATGAGGGAGACCGCGTCTCCTCGGATAAGGACCCAATTCCCGCGGTACCCTACCGACGACCCGAGCCCGGTCTCGACGATAAAAGACCCGTTGCCGAGCTCTCGTACGATCCCGAGCTCCTCAAGCTCCTCGGTCGAGTCTTCGCCAAGCCGGGCCGCTTGGATCTCCTCTCTCTTCTCCGCGAACTTCCTCAAGGGCGCCTCCTCTGGCTAGGGATTACTTCCTTCTCCGCGACCTCTTCGCTTGCTTCCGGGCTCTCTTCTTCTTCTTCTTCGCCTTCGGGCTCAAATGCTTATGGAAGAACCGCGTCCCTCCCTCATGGTCGAGAACCGTTTTCCCGTCGATCTTCTTCGTCCTCTGGCGCATTGAAACATCCCCCCGAGAGGTCGTTCCGGTTACGTATGTGTATCAAGGGCGTTCGCCTTGACCCGGAGCGTATGAGCGTCCCGGGTCCAGCGTGTACCCTCCGGCGTTTCCTTGTGAGTGTCGGTCGGGACCAAGACCGAGAAGACCTTATCGCCGGCCTCGTCCGTCTCGATCGCCGAGATCGTTCCCGAGATCCTATGCGGAGAGTACCCGACCTTTACCGCGGCTCCGACCTCCCAAGTCGGCCGGGTTACGCTCTCGAGATCCGACTCCTCGGCGAGAGAGTACGACCAACCGCTCGCGGCCTTGCCGTTCTTCCAATAGACGAGCCAGCGAGGACCGACCAAGGCCGGCGCCTTGTCGATTACGATTACCGAGTTTCCGCCATACGTCGCCCGGTCCCCGATACGGACGCTCATTCGTCGCCCTCTCCTTCGTCCTCGAGGTTCTCCGCCGCTCGAGTTCGGCGTACGGCTTCCGCCATTGCCGCGAGCTCGGACGTCCCGGCGTTCTCGAGGCGCTCCTTCTCGAGCTCGACGTCGAAGTCTTCCTCGAGGATCCGGCCGGAGACCATGCGGTCCCAAAGCGTCTCGACGGAGAGGTTCCCTTCGCCGACAGCCTTCAGGAGCTTGTCGAGGAGGTCCGGGCTCATGGGCTCGACCGAAAACTCCGTATCGAGCGTTATCGAACCGGAAGGCTCCTTACCGAGCCACATAGAATGGAGAGCGAGAGCCTCGCCGAGGGCCGAGCTCGTTCCTCGAGCTTGGGCCGCGAGCTCGGAGTCTTGGCTCTTTTGATCGAGCCGGGCCTTCTCCTCTGTCTCCGCCTGTCGCGTTTGCCTCTCGAGCATGGAGAGACCGAGCGACGCCATTCGCTTCTCGATATCGAGGAGCTCCTCCCGGGTATGCTTCAAACCATGACCTTGAGCCTCGGTATACTCGGAGCCTTGTTCCTGGCGTCCCTTTGGAAATGCGATCCCCATTGAGGTACCGACCGTTACGACTTGGAGGTCTTCCGCCTTCAAGCCGTACACGTTGAGAATCGGAATCGAGGTAACGTGCAAGTTCGAGTCGCGGTCGCTCCGGATTTGCCAATGCTTGAGGTTCTCGAGAGCGAGGTCGAGGAGAGGAGGATCCGAACGCATAAAGCCGGTCCGCTCGGCGTAGTCTGTAACGACAGGAATCCGGGTCATACGCTCGCCGAGGATCTTCCCGTCCCCCTCTCCCTCCGGCGTCCATTCGCCCTCGTTGTCGGCGTCTTGGACCCATGAGCGGAAGAGAACCCTCCGGTCGGCCTCGGCCGGGAGCTCCTCGTCCTCTGGCGTCGGCGAGCCGTCCCTCCCGACGAGGTCGAATTGCCGGATCCGCTTGACCCGCTTTTGACCGAAGTCGCCTTCCCGGACCGTCGCCTCTTCCTCGTATGCGAACGAGACGAGAACAACGATTCCGCCGTCTTGCCGGGTCCAATCCCGAACGACTTGGCTCTTGCGGATAAGGGTCCAGTAAGGCCGGGCCATACCGACCGACTCGTCCTTCGCCGAGCGAGCTCCATCCGGACCATGCCAATCGACGAGGATATGCGAGTGCCCGTCGATTAGCTTTTCCTGAAAACCATGGCGGGCGAAGACGTCGACGCCTTGTCCCGTCAAGTCGATATTCGCGAGGTCCTCCTCGATATCCGTATCGACGTCGTCCCAAATCGACGGAGTCTCCCGGAAGACGATCCCGGTAAGGCCCTTTACCGTCTTCTTGTACGCGTTGAAGAGGACCGCCTGAGCTAACCTCTCGGAATACGCGTCGTCCTCTTCCTTCGGCCATTGCGGAAGATTGTCCGGCTTCTCCCGGAGAAGGAGCGTACCGCCGTATACGTTCCGGCATACCTCGACGGCCGGTCTCATTTCCTGTTGAACGACGCCGACGCTACCCGGATTGTTGGTCTCGTTTGCCATACTCTAAACTCTCCACGGGAACGGTTGGGCCGGCTCTTCGGCCTCCGCTAGGATATTGAACTCTTGAAAAGCCAAGTAGTCGAGGGCGTCGCAAGGATGATCGTAACCGAGCGTCGGGTTCTTGTCCCGGATCGACGTTCCCTCTTTGTATTGAAGTCCGGAGAGGGCGTCGATAAGATGCTTCGCCCTGGGGTGAATCCGGATAAGGCCCCGCTTAAACAACGCGTTCGAGTTGTTCTCCCTGTCGACGACGAGAGGCGCCGCCGCCGGAGCTCGTACCTCAAACCCGGCTCTCTCGAGTATGGTAATATCGGTTTGTCCGAGAGGCGCCGAGGTCCTCCGTTGCTTCCCGGCGGGGTCCGGACAGACGATAACCTTCCGGCCTTCGTACCTCCGCTTATACTCCTCGGCGAGCTCCTCCGTATTCGAGGTCGGTACCCGGAGGGCGTCGAGGATATGGAGCTCGTCGACAACCCGGACGCCGATAACGGAACACATTGGGTTAACGTTGAAATCCTGTCCGATAAGGACCTCGCCGCCAGTATCTTCGACCGAGTCGTCGACGTTGCCTTCCGGGTACAGTGCCTTCGAGAAGGCGTAGTAAACCCGGCCCTCGATATCGTCGAGGATCTTGGCGTGTATCTCTTGGTCGCCGAGCCTCGTTCCTTCGTACGCCTTGAGGATCTTCGCGAACCAATTCGGGTCGAGGTTCGATCGGTTCTCGTAACTCGATCCCGTCGTAACGACCGTCGTCGGGAGCTCCTCGAGCTCGGTAAGAAGCGGGTGTGGTCGAGGCGTTGAGGTAATGGTAATACGAGGAAGATCGTCGGCCGGCTCCCGCATACCGAATTGAAGGGCGTCCCATACTTCCCGCGGGTTCTTGTACTTAAAGAGCTCGTCGATCCAAGCCGAGTCGCCAGAGAAGCCGCGAAGCGAGTCCGGGTCCTCGCTCGAGTAGATCGTCGCGACGGACCCGTTCGGCCACGTAACCCGCCTCTTCGAAGGCTCATACTTCGGTCGCTCCCAAGGAGACGAGTTGCGAAGGATCCCGCCAGGACCCTCGACCATGTAATCCCGGGCGTCGGCCGGCGTCTTCGCGATCCATGCCAGCCAACGAGGGCGAGCTCCGGCCCGTTCATGCGCCCATTGCCCGCCGCAACGCGTCTTCCCGAAACCGCGGCCGGCTCGGACGATCCATGTAAGCCAATCTCCCGGCGGAGCGACTTGGTTTCGTCGGGCCCAAAAATGCCGCCATTCCCATTCAAGAAGACGAGCCTCCGTTTCCGGAAGGCTCTTCAAAAAATCCCGTCTTTCCGATTCGGGAGCCAATGCCAGCAATTCGGCCGGCGAGGCGTTCCCGTATGTCGCCAACGTCGTCGAATTGGATCGGCGGTCCCTCATCGCCCGAGACCTTGTGCCGGTCGGCGTACTTGTGCGGCCTCGATCCCTTGAGGAGGAAGATTAAGAGCGTATCGGAATAACGGGTAATCGTTCCTCCCGCCTTTCCTTGGTGCCAACCGACCGGCTCCTCGACTCCCTGTACCGCTCTCCGAACCGCCTCGGCCTCGAGGTAATCGACTCCCATTTCCTCGGCGAGCTCGAGGGCGTCTTGAAACGCTCGGTCTTCTTTCCATTGCTTCGTATAAGGCGTCGATTGGTGGATCTTCGCGGCCTTGCAAGCGAGCGACCGGTTCCCGCCCGTCTCGACGAGGGCCGACAAAAACGCTCTTTTTTTGGCACTTCGAATGTTGCCGAAAAGCCCGTTGACCTTCGTTGTTCCCATGTCGCCTCCCTGTCCCAAGGTAAAGACGGCGTCCGGCCTTCGCGAGGAAAGCGTTCAAGGTAGAAGGGAGCCGGGCCCGGCCGGCGGTCCGTTCGGGTCGGGCTCGGCTTTAAACCAAGAGCTCGGGACTCTCTCCTCGAACTCTATCTCTTCCCGAGAACGTCGTTCATCCTTTTCCGTTGCTTCCTGGCGAGTCTTACCTCCTCGCCTTCCGCGTACCCTACCGCGAGAAACGCGATCGCGGTTACCGCCAGCGCCGCCCGATAGAAAAGAGTGTCGCTCCGGAGGTACCCGATCTCGAGAGCCAGGATTACCGCGAGCGTCCCGAGAGCCGCCCAACGTGCCACCGTTCTTTTTCTCATGGTCCCGCCCTCCGTCGTATAGGTATCCCTTCAAGATCGCGAGAGCTCCGAGAAGGAAGCCGATCGCGAGACCGATCGCCGCGGCCGTTAGATAGTTCAAGAATTGGTCGTACGTCATACCGCCCCCTTCGTTCTCCGCCAATACCGGAGCTCCGTTTCCCTGGTCTCGGTATTGTAGGTCGATTCGATCCAAACGAGCTCGCCGTCTTCCGGCGGTTCTTCCGAGAGCTCGTATCCTTCCGGCGGCCATACCCAAGGCTCCGGCTTCTCCTCCCGGCGTAGCTTCTTGAGGGCCGCCAGCGCCGCCCGAGCGAGCTTCCTCGCGATCCTCCGCGGGAGGTCGTATTGCATTTGGATCCGCTCGAGCTCGTTCTCCGCGTCCGAGAGGGCGTCGAGGGCCCAATGGCAATTCTTACGGAGGACCTCGTTCGTCTCCCGCAGCGTCTCGCGTTCGTTCATGTCGCCGGCTCCTCCCTCGAGTGAACCCTGAGCTTGAAGACGGGCCTCGGAAGAGGAACCTCCGGCGTACCCTCGTCCCTCTGGATAAGCTCGGCGTCGACCATCATTCCTCGTACCGTTGCCGCCCGGACCCATAGGTCGAGCTCCATTGCCGCCCGGAGGACCCTTTGCCGGAGCTCGGAGTCCGTTAGGAGCTTGAGGTCGACGGCCGGCGTACCCGCGGCCTTCCTCCCGGCCCTCGCGTCCTCGAGGGCCTCCTTCGTCCGAGGAAAGTCCTTCGACCGTAGGCCGAGTCGGTAGCAAACGAAGAACGTCGCCAGGAGCGTAAGGATCCCGCCGACCGCGAAGAGGACGCCGTACAAGACAACCGTTAGCGGGTTCAATGGACCCTCCTCTCGAGATCCGCGACCGCCCTCTCGAGCTTCTCGAGCGTAATCATTCGCCTCCCTCCCTGTCGATTTCGTGCCGGTAGAGATATGCCTCGAAGGGCGTCGGGTCCTTGAGCTCGGAGAAAGACCAATTCCCGTCGGGCCCGCAAGGATCCCAATCGAGCTCGAGCCGGTCGAGGTACCCGAAGCCAGTATACGTTACGACCGTCTTCTCGTTCGGGAGGTCGACGGCCGCGATTACCTCGCCGTATCTCAATTGCTCGAGGGTAAAGACGCCGTCCCTCTCGACGATCCGAAGAGCCAGCGAGCAACCCTCAAACTTCCGGACCGAATTCGGGTCGAAGGTATGCTCCGGGCTTGGTCGATAGAGCCCGTCGGCCGGCGCCGGCAAATCCGGATGATCGGGAACGATAAGAGAGTCGTCGCTAGGAAAACGCTTAATGCCCTCGACCTCCTTCCAATGAACCGGACAACCCTCGACGAGGGCCTCCTCTCCCGGGATCCGGATACAAATACAAGCGTCGTCGACGTTGCTCCCGAAAAGGAGGTCGTTCCCCTTGCCCGTTTGGTCCCTGGCGACCCGCCGGCCCGCTCGGATCCCGATATCCTTCGTATCGAAGAAAGCCGTCGCCTTCCGGAGAGCCGGGTTCTTCACCGTCTTCCATAGCCAGCGAACCCGATAAAAGATCCGCCGAAGCCAGGAAGGCCGGACATATCCCCAAACGTAATCCTTGCCCGCGCCTTTCATTCCGGGACCTCCAATCCGACCGCCTTCGCCAGGAAGACGAGGTAAACGTCGTCGAGTGTCCGGACGCCGAAAACGCCCTGATGGTACCCGATCTTCCGGAGAGCGTTACGGACCTCCATTCCGAAGTTATCGTGAAACGCCGCGGCCCATGCCTCCCAAGATCCTTTCCTCTCGAACGTCGACCGGACCCAAGCCTTACCCTCCGGCCCAAGCCAAGCGCCGACGTACCCGATCGCCCGGTCGACCGGTCCGATCGTGCTCCGGCTCATACGCCGCCGGCAACGAGAGAACGCGTCCGTCGCCTTCCTCGGTCGCTTCTTTGCCTTCGACAGGTTTTGGCATATGAGGCAAAGCGAGAAGCCGAGGTACATCCTCTCCGAGATATGGTTGTTCCCACAAGTACAGTCGCCGCCCTTGTGGATCGAAACCTCTTCCTTCCATACGCCGAGCTCGCTAGAGCTCTCTCTCTTCTTGGTCATTTTTGAACGCCTCCCATGAGACCGCGACGCCTCGCCGCGGCCATGATCTCCGGAGCGAGCTCGCCGGCCTCCTCGAGGCGGAACAAAGCCTCGCCGACGTAGCTCCTTCCGATCGCTTTTAGAGACGGCGATCCCGCCTCTCTAAGGGCCTTCGATACCTCGGCCTCCCTCTCCTCCATTTGATCGTGAAAGGCCGCGCAAGCCGGGACGAGGCCGTCGAGATCGTCCTTTCCGATATGGTGCGCCGACGCCGGAGCGTACCCGAGCCCGCACTCATGGCCGGGAAGGTACACTCGACCCGCGCAAGGCTTCTCCCGAACCTTGAGGAAGACCGGCCCGTACCGAAGAGGATTCTCTTCCGCCCTCTCCGCCAGCGTACGAGCTCGGAGCTTCTTCTTCGGATCCGTCTTGAGCGTTGAACCGAACCGGCCGACCTTCCACTTCCTGTCGCACTTGCAAGGAACGAGAGGAGAGCCGCAATCCGGACAAGGCAAACCGCCCGAGTCTCGAGTCTTCATGGTCCGACCTCCGGGCCCTTCTTCTTCCGGACCCTCCTCTCGATTATGTCGAGCAAGGCCGGATATCTAGCGACGAGCATATCGGCGAACCAAGGAGAGAAGACGTTGTTTACCCGGACCTTCTTCGTATCCCTGTAATGGGCGAGGAAGCCTCTTGGAGAAAATCGCTTCTCGCCGGCCCTCAAAGCCTCGAGGGCCGCGGATTGAATGTCCTCCCAAAAAAGCTTCCCGTCGTCCGACTCGAGGAACTTTTGAAACGCCGGAGGCTTACCCTCCGCCCTCGTATGTGGCTCCGCTTCCGGGCCCGTCGGAGGAGGAGGAGGATCGGCGAACATTGGAAGCCCGCCCGTTTGGTCAAGTGCTCTGCTCATACCCGTACCCTCCTTCCCTTCGGGACATAGCGCCCGCGATCGACGACGACCTCGCCGGCCCTCCGCCATAGCTGGCGGGCTCCGCATCTAGCACAACGCAAAACGAAGACGACGCCGCGGAGCTCGCCGTCCCATTCCCGGAGAGGGCGGAGCTCCCAAGCATGACGGGAAAAGCCTTCGCATATCATGGCGCCCCCCCGTCAGTTAGGAGGAGGACCTCGGGCCGCTCGAGGAAGACCTCCCAAAGGGTCGCCCCCGTCGGCGTCTCCGCCATACCGAGGAGGAGCTCCGGAGCTGTAAACATTCCCGTATCTATCGCGAGAAGGACTCCCTCGAGGATCCCTTTTAACTGGCGCCAAGCGACCCGCTCGACTTGCTCGGCGTCGTCGATCTTGTGGACCTCGAAGAGCCGCTCGGCGAGATACTCCGTCTTCGGTTTGAGAAGGACCGACATAAACCCGAGCTCGGCCTCGACGACAGGAAGGTTAAATCGGACCGCCGAGACCCGACCGAATCCGTCCCATACTTGCTCGAAGCGTTGAGCTCCGTACCTCCGGAGAAGCGTCGCGACTTCCGCGAGGCTCGCCTCCGGAGAAACCTTTGTCGAATAAAACCGGATCGAGTTGCTCATTTCTCGCGCCTCCGTTTCCTCCAAGGCTTGCCCGTCATGGCGGAACGAGCCGGCGCCGTCCAGCCGCAATTATGGCAAGCCTCGCCCGGAGCGACCTTCGTCCCGGTACCGTAAGCTTCCGCGCAAGTCGGGCACGAATGGCAATGCCGGCGGAAGAGTCGACGCCTCTCTTTTTGCTCTCGACAAAAATCCCCGTAGTCGCTCATTCGACCCAAGCCTTCCCGTCGTCGCATACGACGACCTCTCCGACGCCGGCCGGATTGATCCGACAGAGGAAGAGTTGAAAGTCCTTCTCCCTGGCGAGCTCGGCGAGAGCTTCCATGCCGTCCGCGTCGACGCCCTCCGCCTCGTCGACCAAGGCGACCCGGAGCTCGGGATCGTGGGCGAACGCGACAGCCGCCGAGAACTCGACCCACTCCCGACCCGACGCCGCGTCGAGCGGGCGCCCATGCAAGAGAGGAAGACCCTCTTCGTCGAAGGAGAGACCCGGGATATCGACGCCGCTCTTCGCGAGGAGGTCCCGCTCCTTCGTCTTGAGCTCCTCAAGCTCGGAGTTATATCCGGCGATCATTGCCCGAGCCTCCTCGAGCTCCTCTTGAGCTCGGTCCCAATCCTTCCAAGGATCGAGCTCGGCGTTCCTGGCGTCCGCGTCGGCGAGCCTGTCCCGGACCTCGGCGATCTCCTCCGAGGGATCCGGAAAGCCTTGCGCCTTCTCCTCGAGCTCCGCCGCGACCTCGTCGGCCGTCTTCTTTGTCGCCTCGACCGCCTCGAGGCCCTCTTTTGCGTCCGCGATCTCCCGCTTTATTTGCTCGAGATCCTCCTCGAGCCCGTCGATATGGTTCCTTTGCCTTTCGACGTTCCTTCCCGCCTCGTCGGCCGCTCCCCTGGCGACGTCAGCGTCGAAGATCGCTCCCGCCCGCTCCTCGCCGATCGACCGGAGCTCGTCGAGCTTCGCCGCTTCCGCCGATACGTCGACCGGTTCCGGCCGGCTTCCGTCCGGTCGCTTCGTCCGCTCCGATCGTTGCTTCGCTGAATACCAAGGAGACCGCTCGTCCTTGAGCCCTTCAATGGACCGCCGAACGTCGCGGAGCTTGGCCGGAAGATCCGGATCCGTTGCGATCGAGAGGAGGATCGGTACGAGCTCCTTCGGCTTCGTCGCATACTTCCGGAGGGCGTGTAAGTCGAAGGCGCCATTTCCGAGCCAGGAAGAGACGAGCGTTTGCCCATGCTTCCCGCCGTCCGGCGCCTCGACGATAAGGTTCCCTTTTGGATTGGCCGGCGTCGGGCGCCGGGTAATCGTGTATCCGTTCGTAAACCGGCCGCTCGAGATCGAGGTCCCTCCGCCCTTGTCGTTTCTCGGGTCCTCGGCGATTGCCTTGCCTCCGCCGAGAAGCGCCAGGATCGAGCGGAGAAGCGACGTCTTCCCGGCCTTATTCTTGCCGGTTACCTCGACGACGCCGGCCTTGCCCGAAAACTCGAGCTCGGCCGCTTCGATTCGGTAGAGCCTTTGGATATCGAGGCCCGCGAGCTTGATCCCTTCTCTCTTCTTCATGTCTTTCTCTCCTTGGTCGTTTGGTTTCACCTCAAAGCCCAATGCTTATTCCCTCTCTTCGGTTTGCAAACGTCCTCCTTCCCGTCTTCCGCCGGCTTGTGATACTTCGCCGTTCCGAATTTTTCGTTTACGACCGAGACAATTCGGATATACTCTTGCCCGGGTTCGATCGGCTCGTCGCATAGCGAGCACTTATGCGGGAGAGCCGCCCGGAGAACCCGCCTCGAGACTCGTCGTACCTTGTGCATTACTTTCGCCTTTGCTCTGGACCCGCCGGCCTCGGGCCGAGCGAGTCCGGACATACGATCAAGACGAGGGCCTCGTCCGACGGCGTACGAAACAAAGCCGTCGCCCGACAGTCCTCCGCCTCCTCGATAACCGTCGGCTCCTCGGGTACCGGCTCCGGAGTTTCCTCGAGGCCGGTCCAGCGCCCGAAGAAAAAGCCGATAACGAAGAGGACCGCCGTCGTTTGCCTTTTCATACCGGGCCCTCCCATTCCTTGAGAGCGTTTACGAGAATCCATGCCGTAACGAGGAACGCGTCGGCCATATCGTCGTTCAATCCCTCCGGAGGCTCGGACCCGAGCTCCCGGATCCCATACCGGGCCGCGGCAATCATGGTCGGTTTTTCGGCCTTGCCGTTCCCTGTCGCGAACTTCTTCAACGTTGCGACGTTGACCCCTCTCCATGCGATTCGCCGGCCGAGGTACTCGAGGAGTCCCGTTTGCTTCGCTATGTAGTCGGACCGACCGCGTCCCGTAAAGGGAACGTCTTCGTATCCGATAACGCCGACCGGCTCGAGACCGCTCCGGATAACCTGTCCGTCGATCTCGGTTAAGGTTCCCTCGAGGACAGCCTCGAGCCACTCTCCGAACGCGACGCAACGCTCGGCCGGCTCGAGCTTGTCCCAACGATTCCAACCGAGGAAGAGCTCTCCCGATATGGTATCGTACCGGGAGAACCCGCCTTTCGTCCCGAGGTCCAACCCGAGGACGACCATTATCCCTCGGCCGCCTCTTCCTGTCCGTCGAAGAGGTCGCGTTGTGTACGCTCTCCGTTGACAAACCGAACCGCCTCGGCGATTAGCTTCTCGATCTTCTTGAGCGTCGTCGTCGGAATCGTATTCGCTCCGGTCTCCTCTTCCCGCTCATGGACGAGCGGAGAGGAAAGCGAGAACGTCCCGGCCTCGACTTGGCGCCGGCCCGAGATTACGAAGTTCCGAACGTCCTTCTTCGTTCCGATCGAGACCGAGATTACTTCCGTTCCCTTTCTGGCGTTCGCCTTGTCGAGCTCGCACAACGCGAGGAGGTCGTTCGTAAGACCCGCGAGGGCCTTCCCGAACTCCTTCCGAGGCTCGTCTTTGGAGGAGAACGAAACGACCTCGTCGTCTCGTCCATTGGGCCGCCGAAAATCGACGCTCGTTACGCCGTCCTTCGACTTGATCTTCACGACTTCCATTCGGTACCGCCTTTCTCCTCGAGGAGCTCGAGGTCTTGGGTTCAACCGCCCGGCTTGGTTATGTCGTCAAACCGAGTGTATTCCTTATGGAAATAAAGCCACATACGACCGACGGGCCCGTTCCGTTGTTTCGCGACGACGAGCTCGCCGAGGTTCTCGTACTTCGAACGCTCTTCCTCCTTGGTCTTGTCGTCGAAATACATTTCCGGCCGCCAGAGGAAGAAGACGTTATCGGCGTCTTGCTCGATCGCGCCGGAGTCCCGGAGATCCGAGAGCCGCGGCCGAGGAGGATTCCGACTCTCGACCGCCCGGGATAGCTGAGAGAGTGCGAGAATATGGACGTCGAACTCCCTCGCCATTTGCTTTAAGCCGCGAGAGATCGCGCCGACCTGTTGCGTCCGGTTCTCTCCCTCCGACTCCATGAGTTGCAAGTAATCGACGACGACGAGGCCGACGTCCTCCTTCGCGTCGAGCCTCCGGACCTTCGCCCGTATGTCGGCGAGCGTTCCTCGAGGCCGGTCGTCGAGCCAGAGAGGCGCCGTATTCAAGTGTCCGGCCGCGGCCGCGAGCCTTTGGTAATCCTCGGACTTGAGACCTCCGGCGCCGATCGTTTGAAGGCATACCCGGCCCTCGCTCGCCAAGCCTCGGCGGATAAGTTGAGCGTTCGTCATTTCGAGGGAGAAGATCGCCGTCGGTACGCCAGAGAGAGCCGTCTCGACGGCCGCCTCCCATGCCCAAGCCGACTTACCATGAGAGGGCCGGGCCGCCAAGACCGAGAGGTCGCCCCTATGGAGGCCGCGGGTCATACGGTCCAGATCCTTAAAGCCGGTCGGGAAGCCGATAACCTCCTTCTTCGCGGCTTGGTCCCGCTCGATCTCCTCGAACGTTCCCCAAAGGGCCTCCTTGATTGGAAGCAACCCGTCGCCGCCCCCGTCGTCCCGGAGAACGTCGAGGATCCTTCCCTCGGCCGCCGTCATTACCTCGGCCGCCGGCCTTCCGTTGAGATCGTAGATATCGCGGATCGTTTTCGAGCTCGCCTCGAGGAGGGCCCGAAGACGAGACTTATCCCGGACAATCTTGGCGTGATACTCGACGTTGGAAGCCGTCGGGACAGCGTCCAGCAATTCCGCCAAGTAAGGCGCCCCGCCGGCCGCCTCGAGCTCGCCGGTATCCTTGAGGGTCTCGAGGACCGTTACGACGTCCGCGACGTCTCCTCGGTCTTGTAAGGCACAAAAAACCCGGAAGAGTCTCCGGTGAGCCTCTCGGTAGAAGTCCGAGTCTTTGAGGATCGTCCGGCTCTCCGAGATCGCGTCCGGCTCGATAAGCATGGCGCCGAGGACCGAGACCTCGGCTTCCGGCGAGAATGGCGGTTGCCGATCAAAGGCCGAGAGCTCGTCCGGCCCGCTCATTCCGGTATCTCCAAGTCCGCGGCCCAACCCGGGAGACCGACTTCTTCCTTCTTCTCCTCGACCCGCCGGCTCCGCTCTTCCCTGGCGAACTTCGCGGCGTTCGAGAACCAATTCCGGAGCGACCGGTCGGGAGACTTCGGCTTACGGGATCCGTTGCTCTCCCAATACTCGGCCGCCTTCCGCGTCTCGAGAGCGAAGTCGACGCCAGCGTACGAGGGTTCCCTTTCGATCTCTCGACACCACTCCGCGAGGGTCCGTTTAAGCTTCCATGGGACCTCGAGGCGTTCGCAAAACGAACCGACCTCGACAACGAAATCGGTCTTTTCCTCCTCCGAAGGGAAGAGACTTCCGTTCTCCGTCTCTCCCTGTAAACAGCTTACTTTATTGTTTCCACTATGCGGTGCGGTTTTGCACTCGCCGGGAACCGTCCCGCCGGTCGACTCCTCTCCGGCGGTATCAAAACGTCCCGCCGGGTCGAGTCTCGATTGCCATTGCTCTTCGGTGACAGGAACGGGCGAGATATACCACTCGTACCCGTCGAAAGTCCCGTCTTTACCTTGCCTTTTGACGGTCCGAAGGTATCCGCCCTCGCGGAGCTCTTTAAGGCCGGACTTGACCGCCCTCTCCCCGTCACTATGTCGCCTTATAAGGTCGGCCCGGTAAAAACGCCACTTGTCCGGGTGGGACAAAAGATACCAAAGGAGACCGACCGCTTTCCAAGAGAGGGCGTCGTCGAAATGGCAAGCGTTACAAACGACGTTTGCCCAAACGATATCCTCGTCGATGCTGAATTGATTTAGGGTATTTTCCACCGTCGCCTCCTTGCAAGGCATAAGGAGGAGAGAGAGGATCGGACGGGCGAGGAAGGGCAAGGACCTTTCTCGAACCGGCTCGCTCTTGAGAGCCGAGCGGTAAGCGTCTCGCGAAAAACGCTTCCCGCCCTCTCTCCTCCGTAAGGGATTTCGAAGTTATGGCCGGCGGTCCTCTTTTCCAAGGCCGGCTTTCCTGGCGCCATCCCTCAAAAGCCGAGTTGAGGATCGACGCCGTCCTCGAGAGGCTCTCCTTCGTCCTCTGGCGCCTCCGAGCTCTCCGGAGGCTCCGAAGGACCTTCTTCGCCCCCGTCGCCCTTCTCGGGCGATTCTGGCTCGTCCTCGAACGTTTCCAGCTTGGCCCGGAGAGCGTCTTTTACCCGGTCGGTTAGGCTCGGATGATCGTAACCGAGAACGAAATGTTTCACGTACCCGCGTCCCTTCGACGTCTCGAGGACCTCGTCCCAGGTTTTCCGCTTGAATTGACCGAACCCGACAGGAAGAGGACCGACGTCGAGCTCGCCCTCGACGAGCTCGAACTCTCCCGTATGCTCCGGCTCTTCTTCCTCGGAGAAGTCCGGGAGGTCGACCTCTTCCTCTTCTTCCGGAGGAGGAACGTCGCCGTCGTCGACCGCCGTCTTCCTCGACTCCTCGAGGCGCCTCCGGATCTCTTCCGTCCGAGCCTCCGTTGCCGACTTCGCCTCTTCCCGTACCCGGATCTCCTCGAGCTCCTTCCTGGCGTATGGATCGAGAACCCATTCCTCGGCGATATCGCCCTCTTCCTCGAGCTCGTTATCGGCGATCTCCGCGCCCATGCCAGCCGCTAGAGCCTTGAGCTCCTTCCGCTCGATTTGGTCGGCCTTATGGAAAGCGAGGGCCTCCGTACGAGCTTCCTCGTATGACGCCCGGAGGACGATCCCGACTTTATACGACGTCGACGTTCCTTCGTCGTGCGTATCGGTTGCAGGATAAACGACGAGCTCGAGAGGAAGACCGCGGAGGGATCCGAACTCCGCCTCGAAAAGACGGAGCGTCGTTTGAAGATTATTGATCGTCTCCCATGAGGTCGTTCGGAACAAGTGATAACCGCCGTATCTCGAGGCCGCCTCGAGAATGACCGCCAGCCGACCGAACGGCTTGCAAGGACACTCCTCGCCGAGGGCCCGCCGACAAGTCGCCGACGTCTTCTCCTTGTGATTGATCGCCGTCTCGCCGTCACAAGAGAAGACCTTCGTCTTCCCTTTGTAGACGAGCATTTCGGATTGAAAGTTGTCCTCGACCGACGCGAACCGGAGCCGGATCGGAAGAGCCTCCGGCGTCGGCCCTAGCTTCTCATGGGCGTACGCGTCGACCTCGAAATTCCCGTCGTCTCCCCGCTTCCGGGTTGTGATAAGGAAATGATCGAGCTTGACCGGAAGCCGCATCTTGGCGCCCGACCTCGTCTCGATCTCCTTCCCCTTGCCCCCGATCTTGATTTTCCCGAGCTCCATGGGCCGCGGCCGCATAAGAGTCGGCGAGATCGTCCTCCGGAGCTCTGGCGTTCCGTTCGTCTTGTCTTCCATAGCGTTGTTCTCCTCTTGGTCGAATGAATCTCGAGCTTAATCGTCGGAAAGGACCCGCGGGACGAATCGAAAACCCGGGTTCCCTTTCACTTTGAGAGAGTATACGTCGAGAGAGAGGGCGTTCGATAGACTGTTTATGTCGCCGTCGGAGAGCTTCTCGCCGTCCTCGTTCCGGAGCTCGCCCGACCGGCATAGCTCTTTGAACTTGTCCGAGTCGAGCGGCCAAGCGTCGGCGATCCTGTCGAGGGTCTTGTTCCCGTCGAATCGGCCCTCCGTCATGCTTAGGACGCCGCGTACGCCCTCTCCTTCGTACTCCCCGGGCTCCGTACCAACGAGAGCCTTCAAAGCCTTTACAGCCTCGTCTCGAAGGCTCTTTGCCTCCTTGTATAGCGGATCCGCATGGCGGAAGAGCTCGGCCGCGGCCTTCCAATCCTCGTCGTCCTTCGTAACGACGACGCCCTCGACCTCCGGGACGACGAATCCCTCGACCGGTATCTCGTTCGTCTCCGGCGGGATCCGCGGGTCGATAAACTCGTCGAAGAACCTCGGGACCTCTTCCCGGATCGCCGCGATCATTGCCTCGTCGCGTTCGATCGGCCAATGCAAGAGCGACAGAGAGTCGGCGTTGAAGGCGCAAAAAACGCAATACTCGAAGCCGGTAACGAGCATATGGTTTTGAGCTTGCCAAATGATCCGCTCCGGGAGCCCATGCCGGCGGTACTTCGAGAACATATGCCAGCGAGGAACCTTCGCCTCCCAACAACCCGGCTCGTCCCGGGAGAACGATCCCGTCCCGGTCCCCGGGAGAATGATCCGATCGACGCTCGTCGAGATCCTCGGCTCCTCCTCGAGGCAAAGCGTCGGGAGCTCGATAAGCTCCGAGCCGCTCTCCTCCGAATACTTGAGCGCCGCGATACTCTCGAAGAGGCGCCCCCTCTCGAGGTCCGCGGAGAGCTCCTCGTCTTCGCCGGCCAAGGGATCGCCGATCTTCGACTCGAAGAGGCTTGTCCGGTCCTCTGGATCCTCCGAGAAGAGCTTCCATACCTCGGAGCTCCCGATACTCTTCGGACGCGTTAAAAGCCAAGCCTCGCGGTCGAGCCAGGAAGCGACAACCGGCTCGGGAACGTAGAGACCGAACCTCTCGCAATAGTCGAGCGACCGGTCCCGGATCTCGTTAAAGAATACGTGGGACATGATTCTAACTCCTCTGGATAACGGAAAGCCGGACCCGAAGGGCGACCCATACGAAGAAGATCGTTCCGGCAAAGTATACGAGAGCCTCGACCGAGCGAGACTCGAGGACCATCACAACGCAAGAGAGCGCCGCCAGGATAGCGAAGAACGTCGCGACCGCCCTCATTTGCAAGCCTCCCGGAGAGGGAGCTCGGTCCCGTCCCGATACCGGACGACGATCTCGAAGTCCTCTCCGAGCTCGGTATCCTCTGGCTCCGGAGTGTCGACGTAGTTCCCGGAGAGGCCCGGGAGCTTTTGCGTATTGCCCAAGGCGCCCGGGAGCTCCATAGGCTCCGCCTCCTCGAGGAGCCGCTCGAGCTCGGAGATCCGGTTCTCGAGATCTTCTATCCCCTGGCGCTCCTCCTCGAGAGCCTTGACCCGACCCGCGAGCTCGGCGACCGCCGGCCCGATCTTGTCGAAGCCGAGTGTCCGGAGAATGAACGCCGCCCTCTTCCATGTCCGGGCAAAGCTCCCGCCGTCGGCGACTCGCTCGTTCGCGAGTTGTAGGACCGGAGTCGTATTTATCTCCGGGTCCGATTCGTGAACCATTTCGACGACGACCGGATCTCCCTCTCGGATCCGTACCGTACCGTACCGAGCTCCGCCACTCGCGAGGCCCGTCCCGTTGAGTTTCGCCCTCATGGCGTCCGCGATCTTCATGTCCCAATCGAGCGGCGCCCCCGTAAGAAAGTTCCCGAGCTCCCATACCTTCCGCGTTGTCTCTTTCATGCTGTTCTCTCCTTGGTCTTTGGTCCTTCGGTTAGGATTTGATCTCTTCGATTTGCCGAGCGAGCTCCTCGCAAGCCTTGTCCTCGAGAGTGAGAAGAACGACGTCGAGACGCTCGACCGTCGCCGGATGTTGAGGTTCGCCCTTGAAGTACCTCGAGACGCCGGCCTTCCCTGGCGACTCGCCGGTCTCCTCGAGTACCCAATCGAGGAACCAAGCTTGGGCCCCCCTCTTCGTCTTCTCGGGATCGAGGACCCGCTTTACCGCTTCGATTCTTTCCGTCTTGGTCCGCATGGTCTCTCCTTGGTCGACCTTGCACGTTAAAAGGGAGCCGGAACAAAGGTCAAGTTTTCCGTTCCGCGTCCTTCGTCGTCTTGAAGTGTTCCGACTTGTCCGCTTCCGCTTTCCGGAAGGAGGAGAAAGGAAGGCCCTCCGAGGCGAGCCGTTCGATTCCGCGCCAACCGCAAGAGCAAACGCCTTGGTGCCCGTAAGGCCGGCCGGCGTCGCGAAGGATCTTTACTCCGGGATTGTGCTTCATGTCGTCCTCTCCTTGGTCGTTAGTTGAGCTCTCGAGCCCAACGGGTCTTTCTGCAAGTCGGAGCCTTGTCGGTCCGAGCTCGCGAGGGTCGATTCCATGTCCCGCCCTTCGTCCGAGCCTCCGGAGTCCAGCCGGCCGCCCGGAGCGAGGTCCCGCTCTCCGTTTCTAGGGTGTACGTAATGATCTTCTCGAAGCCGCGTCGCTTCGCTTCCCGGGCCGCTTCCGCGTACGCTTGGCTCGCCGCGTTCCATAGGAGCTCGCCCTCGATTGAATCATGCGCCAAGCAAAGCCGGTTTACCTCGACCGTCGTCGTACCGTCGATCATGCGGGCAACCGGTCGACCGACCATAACGACGCCGACGAGATCGGGCCCGTTATGGATCCCGTATCCCCAACGCCAGGAGACCGGCGGCCGGTTGTGCCTATGGTGGTCGAGGACGAACGCCTTCGCCGTCTTGAGGTCGATCGGCTCGAGACGGATACCGAAGTCGAGGAGGGCCCGCCCGTCTCCGGAGGCAACCGTCCGGAGCTCGATCCCATGACCGGCGAAGACCCGACGGAGCGAGGAGAGGTATTCCTTCCGCTCGTCCCGGCCCATTGTCCGGAGAGCCTCCGAGAGATCCTCCCGGAGGTCTTCCTCGGCGTCTCCACAGCAAGCGACGACTTGAAAGGCCCTCTCCTCCGGATAAACCTCGAAGAGGTCCCAAGCCCAAAGCTCGCCGCAAAAAGGACAAGTCTCGCCGGTCGTATAACCGCCAGCGAAGAGAACGTCGGGCTCCCAATGAAGCTCGCTCATTATGCGACCCTCTCCTTCGCGAGCTCCTTATCGGCGACTTCGAGGAATCGAGTCCAACGAGATCCGCCGAGCCGTACCGGGTGGGCCGAATCCGCCGAGTCCGAACCGGCCGAGACAGCGTCCCGGATCCGGCTTTGAGTCGCCCGGCCGAAATGGAGCTTAAGACCCCAACGGTCCGCGAGCTCGCGCCAGATTCCGACCGTCTCCTTAAAGTCGTCGGACCCTCCGACAAAGAGGTACGCGAGCTTGGAGAGAATCGGCTCGTCCGTCTCGGGATCCCGGAGCTCCTCGAGGGCTTCCGGGCTCATTCCGTCTTGAACCGCCAGCGCCAGAGGAAGGAGCCCGTACCCGGAGCCGTAGTAATGCCCGAACGGGTCGACCTCTTCTTGAAGACCGTCGAGCTCGTACTCCTCGAGCCAAGCGAGCGACTCGAGGATCGAATCCGGATCCGCCGGCCGGTCCGGAATCACAACGAAGAGCGGGAGCGAACCGCGATCGTAAACGACCGAGCTCGCCTCATGGAGTTTCTTCTCGAAGGTCCGGAAGCGAGGAGCGTAATCCTCGTCGTTATTCCATGCCCGGAAGACGCCGTTATCGAGAGCCCAAGGCTCGCCGTCGAAAGGATTGATCGGCCTCTCGACGTACATCCGACCCCACCCTCTCGGGTAGGAGTCGGAGAGCTTCGCCGAGCCGTTGCTCATTTCGCCGAGAAGATAGGTCGTCGTCATTTGGAAGCCCTCCGGAGCATTGCCTCGTTATTCGTCCTCATGGACCGAATCGCGTCGCCCTCGGTCGGATGAAAAGCGACCGTAAGCTCGTCGGAAAAACGTCCGTCGATCCGCGTTACCAAAATCTCCGCGACCCGGTCGCCGACCCGCTTTACTGCGTAATACTGAATCTTCGCCGAGACCGTCTTAGGCCCGCTCCTGTTTGAGGGAGATAAGGGCCGACTGAGCGAGAGCGATATGGTAGTACGCCCGGTCGAGCGGCGTCGCGTCCTCGTTCTTGTGAACCCGATCGAAGAGGTCGACGAAGTTCATGCTCTCGCCGGCTTCCCGCGTCTCCGGATGGAGCGAGCAAGCCAGGATGTTGAGGAGGCTCTCGAGCCTGTCGATCTCCTCGGCCGAACATTTCCGGGCGCCCTCTTCGGAGAGGAGGGCGTATGCGGTCTCGAGGGCCTTGGTCGCGTAGTTCGGAACCTCGACCGGCTCGGGCGTCGGCTCTTCGGTCTTCGCGAACTTCTTCTCGGCCCGCTTCCTGGCGCCGTCGAGATAACGCTCGATCCATGCTTCCCGAGCTTCGAAGGTCGTAAAGAGGAGTTTCGGCTTGGAGGCGCCGAAGCGAACCGAGTCCCGGGTCGCTTGAGGCTTGGCGGAGAAGTAATAACCGGCTCGGGCGTCGGCCTCGGCCTTTTCCTCGTCGGAGAGAGAGTCGAACCTCGGGTCTCCGGTTACCGGATTGACCCGAACCCTCCCGAGCTTGATCGTCGTCCCGACGAGCCGGCCCTTTTGGTCCCGGACCGAGAAGTCGACCATTCTCGTACCCTCGTCTCGTACGACCTCGCTTTGCCCGGCCCACCGGGAAATCCTTCCGTCTTCCTTCTTCGTCTTCTTAATCATGGTCTCGCCTTTCGTTTGGGTCTCTTCTTGGTCGTTATCCTGGCCGGCGGCCTCGAACGTATGTCCGAGGCAACCGGAAACCTTGCACTCCGTAACGCCGACGATCGCTTCGCGGCCGGCGTCGGTAATCGTCCAACGAGCTTTGGGGTGTCGGCCCTTGCCGGAGATCGGCCGGCGGGCGACGAGGCCCTTCTCGCGGAGAGGGAGAAGAGCTCGGTCTTTCATGCCGGCGACTTGACCGTCGACCTCGTCGGCGATCCAGAGGAGGACATGAGTTTGGTTCGGCGTGAGCTTTGTCGTCTTGGTCGTCGTCGCGTTGCTCATTGTGTTTCCTTTCTTCGAGGGTCCGTCTCCTTGGTCGCTATCAAGTTCGTTCCCTACGGGAACGAGGTCAAGCGAAAAATTCCAGTTTTCTAGAATTTGTCGCAAAATCGGCGAAATTCTTACAAAAGCTTCGGGAGACCTTCGGGTTTTTTCGGGAGCGATTGGTAACGGAAAAGACGAGGGCCCTCCCGGAGCAAGTCCGAAGAGGGCCCAAGGGCGCCCGGTAGAACCTCAACCGCGAGAGGCGCGAGGAGGGAGCCGGAAGACCGGACGCCGGTCCTACGCTTCGACCAAGAAGCTTCCGACCGTCCTACAAATTACCCGGCCCCGAGAGACCGGTAAAGGCAAACGTTTATCCGCCCTTGATTAGCAAGCCGAGACCGAGGCCGATCGCGCCAGCAATCCCGATCGTCTTCTTCTTCTTGAAGAGCTCGGAGAAGAAGCTCGGGTCTTCAAGGTCCCGAAGGATCGCGAGCTCTTGCTCGCATAGGATACAACGTCCCTCGGTTATCTCGAGGAGTTGTTCGGTATTCGAAAACCGGGTCCTCCAAATGAGGACCTCTCCCTCTGTCGCCTCAATCGTTTCTTGCAACCGAAAAAGGAGCTCGTCGCTCGCGAGGGCCGCCCGTCGGTCCGCTTGCAAATGCTCCGCGAGTTGAACCCGAGCCGTATCGAGAACTTCGTCGAGAGGAGGTTTCGCGGCCTCTCTGGCGATCTCGAGCGTCGCGGAAAGGTCCTCGCCCGTCTCGAGGGCATCCGCCTGTCCTTCGGCCATTTGAGCGGCCGCAATGACCGCCAACGAGTCGGCCCTCCTTCGTTGCTCCGCGAGATCCTCGAGGACGACGTCCGTCCTCTCCTTCTCGAGCTCGATCTTCGCTCGGAGCTCCTCGGCCTCGAGCGTCGCCGCCTCCCGCTCGAGCGCCAGAGAGTCCGCTAAGGCGAGCGCCTCCCGTCTCGCTTCCATGCCGGACAACGTCGACCAAACCGCATAAATGCCGGTCGCGAGAATGACGAGAACCGCGACCCATGCAAACGTCGAGGCGCCTCTTCGATCCCTCATTTCGACCTCTCTTTTTTTGGAAAAATTGCCCCCGGATCCCGAAAAACCCGAAAGCTTCCCGAAATGCCGCCAGGAAGCTCATAAATCCGTTTTAACGGCCGTCGGCCCCTCAAACGTACGCTAAGACCTTTTTCCCGCCGACGTAAGTTCGCCAATAACGACGGGCCTTTCCGGAGGGCCTCCGTTTTGGCCCAAGGGTTGCAAAGGAAAAGCTCTCCCAAAACAAAAACCCGAAACTTTCAGAGCTCCCGGATATGGACCCAAACCCGATCGCCAGCCTCGAGGGCCGCGATAACCTTCCGGTAAAGAGCGACGTAAGCCGGCGTCGATCGACCGATCTCAAACTCGCCCGTCGGTAGGATAACCGGGAGCTCGCCGACGAGCGGGCAACCCGCCGTATCGTCGGCGTCGTTCCCGATATGGATATAAACCCACTCGAAGCCGGGTACGTCTTGAAGCCAGAGCATACCCTTATGCAAGTCCGGAAACCGAGCCTTGTACTTCTTATGGAGACCGCCAGCCTTGCGGAGCTTGATCTCGTACGATCCGACCGGAATACAAGTATATCCCGGTACCTTGACGTCCCGACGCTCGTCCTCGAGGGAGAAGAAGGAGAGAGACCCGAGCGAAATACGGCCGAGAGTCGAGTCCCGGCCGTATCCCATTCGAGAGAGGTAAAGGTTCATACGCCGACGCCGATCCCCAATCCGACGCCGTTAGGCTTGAAAGGAATAACGCTCGAGAGCTCCTCCGAAAGTCCAGTAAAGAGGGCCGCCCATTCGTCTGCGGTAAGCTCGAGACCCCCCGGCTTAATGACCGCCGCTCCCAATAAGAAGCCCTCTCCGGGATAAGAAATACTCTCAATATTGAAGAAGGATAGGTCGTCGGTCCCTGCCAGCGTCCCGAGAACGACCTCTCCCGGGCTTCCCGACCCGACTCCGTCTTTGATTATTTTGGCTTGGGTCCTCGACTCGTCCCATTGGGCCGCGGCTCCGGCGGTCTCGAGAGAGCCGGCCGTATCCTCGAAATGAATATCGGTCGCTTCCGCCAAGCCGTCGCTTGCCTCCGCCCATAACCGGTTATTGCTGGCGATCGTTCCCAAATGGAGACCCTCCGCGGCCGTCGCCGTCGACGTTCTCTTTCCCATTATCCAACCGTTCAAGGATATAGAGCTCCGGAACAAAGCGAAGTAAACCAAGTCCTCTCCGTCCGAACCGAGGTCGGTCTTGTGAGAAACGAGGATAATATCGTCCGTCGATCCCTGGATCTCGTTCCCGCTTATTACGTCCATTACGAGACCGGAGGAGCTCCGGGTAAACGTCCAAGTCTTCGCCGGGTCGATTGCGTCCGGACAAGTCGCGTCGCCCGGTCCGACGTTGTCGGTATCCGTAAAGTCGAGACCGTTTACGATCGTCCCGCCCATTTCGAACCAAACGCCGAAGAGATCGCCGTCGTAAGGATTCTGTCCGTCGGAATGATAGACCGCGATTATCGCGTCGTTATTCGCGAGAGCCGTTCCCGTAAGGCCGGAGGCGACAGGGTCGCCCAATTGTTCCCAACCGGTTACGAGAGCCGGATCGTATGTCGTATCCTTCGCGACTTGGAAGGTTAGGAGGCTCGTCGCGGTATCGTATAGATACCGGGCCCAAACGTACCCTTCGTCCTCCGGGACCGCCTCGGTCGAATCTTTCGTCGAGTTCCCGTCGGTTAATTCGAGACGGACACTCAAGAGGCCCGACGTTTTAAGAAGAAGGTAATTGTCGTATCCTGTCCAAGCTCCGAAGGACGCTCCCGAGGCCGGTCTCCAATTCCCGTCCGAACATCTTCCGATAATGCCAAACGTCGAGACGGTCGTAAGGTCGACGCTATTGTCGGAGAGTCGGACATAATTCCCGTCGACGCCATTACATCGAAGATACTGTTTCCCGTCCGTAACCAACCGGTCGGAGGGATCGTTCGCCGAGGCGCCGGACCCGCCCGTCGTTTCGAAGGTTTGGCCGGCGTCGTCGTCGAATTCGAGACCGTAAAGAGCTTGAGCGTCGAGCGAAGTAAAGTCCGTATCTACATGAGTCGTCCCGTCCGTCTCGAGATACGCCTTATAAACCCGGTAGGGTTCGGCTCCGTGAGAGTATGAGAGGTAAAGTTTTCGATCGGCCCCGAGCGCCGTTACCCCTGTCCCCGCGGTCGCGGTCGGACCCGATCCCAAGGTCCAACCGGTATCGTCGGATAACGCCTTCGACGTATCGGTTCGATAGTAGAGACTTACCGTACGATTCCCGGCTCCGTCGTTTCCGTCGAAGTCGACCCGCACTTGTATCCTGTCCCAAGGATCGAGGGAAGGCGCCGTAACGCCAGCGCCGACGACGCCGCTATCGAAAGTCCAGAGAGCGCCAAAACCGCCGGCCGTCGTTAGGCCGATATAACCCGGGCCGGCTCCGAAGATCATTGGATACATACTCGCGGAGGGCGTCCAATCCTCGAAGGCGAATTCGATCCGCATAGTTCCGGCTTCGTCGCCGTTTATGTCGTTCCCGATCGCGTCTTGTGTAATGACGGCCGCGAGCCCGCTCTTCGGAACATATGCCGAGTTTACGCCGGCCGCGTCCGGAACAATCGCGGAGCGGAGCTTCCCGTAATATCCGTGATTCCCGGCCTTGCCAGCCTTCAAGACGAGAGGGATCGAGCCGAAGTCGTCCCGGTGCCAGTATTCGACGACCCGGTCGTCTTCTTGGAGGATCGAATCCGGGACAGCCTGAACCGTAAACTCTCGGTATGCCGCGAAGTCGCCCCATTCGTTGACCCGGTTCTTCGCCCGGACCCGCCAGTAATAAACGTCCTCGTCGAGACCTAGCGAGCTCATAAACTCCGCGACGTCGATCGTATCGTCTTCCTCGACGATCGAAGCGAAGCCCGTATCCGTCGCGATCTCGATCTCGTATCCCTCGGCGTAATCCGGAGAGCTCCAAGTGAAATGCGGCGTCGATTGGTTACCCGCGACCTCGTCGTCGGGTTGAAGCAAGGAAGGAGCGTCCGGAGCTCGCGTATTCGTAAGCTCCGACAGGATCGAAGCCCATTCCGTCGAGTCGAAGTTTACGCCGGCCGGCTTGGCGACGAAGGCGCCGCAAATAAAGCCGGAGGCGGCATTTGTCACGCCGTCCGCGCCTTGGAGGAAGGAGAGGTCCTCCGAGCTCGTAATCGAGCCCGTCGGCGTCGTCGCCGGACCGCCGCTCCCGCTCCCGTCGAGGAAAGCCTCGAGCTCGTCTTCGGAATCGTCGCGTTGACCCGCCAGCATTCGACGAACGAGGTCGCCCGCTATTGATCCCGTAATATTATCGTTGCCCTCGGTCGTTCCGTTGCTGTTTTCGGTCCAAATCCGATCCGAGCTTGCTATCCCGACCAAAAGACCGGGCGAACCCGCCGCCGAGTTGAGCCGGTTACCCATAAGGATTTGAGTCGTCCCGTCGAGCGAGCTCCTCCAAATGAGACCGTAAACGAGGTCTTCTTCGTCGCTCTCGAGGTCGGCATGATATGGGACGAGAAGGATATCGTCCGTCGATCCTTGGATCTCGTTATGCTCGATAATGTCGCCGACCATACCCGAGGCCGAGCGGTCGAAGGTCCAAGAGACGCCCGAGAGATACGGGTCCGATTGGGAGGTCTCTCCGGCGCCGACCGTGTCGGTATCTGTAAAGTCGAGGCCCATTACGACTTCGCCGTCTTGTAAGACCAGCGCCGTATAAATCTTCCCGTCGAAGGGCCCGCTCCCGCCAGTAGATCCGGCGCCGATCGAAATGTTCCGGGCGTAAGCTTGCTTCGCCGTATCGCCCGTCGTTACCGGGTCGCCGAGTTGAGCCCAACCGGCGTCGTCCGGATCCGTTAGGACGTCGGTCGAGGTATAGAAAACCATCGTCCCGGTCGAAGCCGTATACTCGAATTTTATGCTTCTCGGGAGGTCGTCGTCCGGGACGCTCTCCGTCGACGTCAAGGTATAAGCGTTATGCCCTCCGGCCCCGTCGGTGAGAAAGAGTCGGTAAGTAACTGTCCCCGCCGTCCCGACCCAAATTCGGTCGTACGAGCTCCTCGCGATCGGCGACTCCGTCGACGACGCCGGCCGCCAACCGTCGGAGGGTATGAAATGGGTTATGAAACCCCAAGTATCCGCGGTTAATGCGTCCGGCTCTACCGCCGAGCTCCGGATAACATTCCCGGCAACGCCGTTGTTTCGGTAATACTGCAAGCCGTCGTCGACGAGCCGGTTCGAAGGATCGTTCGCCGTTGCGCCGGAGGCGTTTATCGTTACGGTATGAGAGCCGGCGTCCTCTTCGAAGCTCTCCGTCCCTTCCTCTTGAGCCGTAAAGTCGATATCGAGGAGCTCGGCCGAACGAGCGAGGTCGCTCCAAAGGCGGACGCCGTAGATCCCGCCGTAATGATCGAAGGAATAGGTATCGGACCCATTGAGTCGAGTCCCGATTTCAATTTGACTACTCCCCGGCTGGATCGACGTCGTCGCGCCCTCGTTCTCGGTGCTCCCGATTTGCGTCGGAGTATCGGAAGGCTCGTCTCCCGTCCCGCCGTCCCAAAATTTTACGTCGGCGTCTCCGGCGTCGTTATCGCCGTCCATTGAAACGCCAAGCCAAAACGACGTACCGTCCGCGATCCCGTAATCGTCTACGTTTGTGTCGCAAGTAAGGGCGTTTTCCGAGCTTCCGTCGTGCCAATAAAGTCTCGGAGCTCCGGCCGCCGTAAGAGCCAGGAACCAAGAGTATTTATCGCCCGACGTTTCCCATCTAGCGACGAGGATCTTTATCGAGGCTCCTCCGGTAAAGTCCCAGTCTTCCGCCTGGACCTTAACGAAAAGGACCATATCCTCGTCGATATCGTCGAGTCCGGCGAAGTCCGGTATACTCGCGAAGTTGTTCGCCTCGGACGGAAGGAAGAGTCGTACGACGCCGGCCGAGTCCTTGAGGAGAGCGGCCCGCTTGGCTCCATAATGGGCATGGTGGCCCGCCTTCGAGCCGACCCAAACCTTATCGAGCTTCCCGATATCGTCGCGGTGCCAATACTCAACGATTCTCGAATCCGTATCGAGAAATAAAGACAT